CTCTAATATCGGTTCACCACTTCCTCTACCACTATCTGATACTTTTAGAGTGTTAGGATTAGTAGTAAATACCTCTATTGGAGGTGTTCCATCTAAGGTTGTAGCTTGTGTTTGTTTACAACCTCTAAAGTATAAATTTTCCATACCTGTTGTCAAATCAGATGTATTTCTATTGTGTGTTGGTAAATAACCTTCTAATGGGGTTACTTGTACTATAGTTCCATCATTATCAACTTGACCAATTGAATTTGCTAATGAACCAGATGGTGAAGTAAATGATATTATTGTTTTTGTTCTTACCGCTGATTCTGATACAATTGTACCCAATGAACTATCCAATGGATTTAATTGTACTTTTTGTTTAAATTTCTTTTCTTTTTTAACAACCCAAACTCTAAGTTTTTCTTTTTTGTAATTATTAAAATTATCTCTTGTAGTTCTAAGAATGAAACCATTTGTTGCTGGTCCAATACCAAATCCAGCTTTTGATAATCCATCTGGGTCTAATCCTACAATTTCACTATTATTAAAATCAATTTCAGAAATTAAAGATTGAGATGGTGCTGCATCATCAATTAATACTTCATAATCTAATCTACTACTTGATATTTCAGTAATATTAGTATCATCAATAGTTGTATTATAATTATTAAAATCAGCATTTACTTCTTCTAATTTACTTTCACTTATTGCTCCTTCAAATGATGGAAGAGTTTCTTCTATACTTATCAGATTAGATAAATCTAAATTTCCTTCTTTATGTTCAACTGAAGATGTAATATCTATAACAGAGTTTTTAGATATATCTTCTACACCTTCTTTAGATTCCATCAATTCTGCTTGTGGTTCTCTTCTTACTTCTTTGTTTCTTTCTAAGAAATGTGGTTCTATTAATAAACCATCAAGTACCTTAACCCTAGCAGGTATCATTTGTTTAACTGTTTCGAACAATGATTTATCTATATATTTGATAATATTAATATACTCATATATGTTAAGATTATATCTACCAAATACATACTTTCTCAAACCAAGTAAATCAGGATAATCATCCTTATATTGGTGACCAGCTTCTCCTATATAATCATCAATTATAAAATCAGGTAATGATTTGATGATATCCATATTTAATTCTTTTGTAGGTGATAAGAATATACCTAATTGATTTGAATCCAATGGCGCAGTATCAAATGCTTTCTTTGTAGCTCTTTGTCTATATGATAGATTCTGTACTAACGATGCTGATTCAAATCTAAACTTATCAGCTGGTCCGAATCCCATAGCTGGAACTTTAGCAGTTACTGTTCTATCATATACTTCATAGTGGTATGGGTATGATGTATTAGTACTAAATCCACTAGCACTAGCTGCACTAGCATATTTAATTAACCCATTTGAACCTGTATCTGGTGCAACATTTGGTATTGATTGAGATACATTAAGATTTTTTGGTTTTTCAAAATCTAATCTTAACATCAAATCTTCTGTAGATGATGATATATGATTACCACTTACTTTTTCAGGAAATAAAGTATGGTCTGATATTACTGATGATGAAAGTGAGGAACTCCAAATTCTAAATTCATCCAATGAACCAGTAAACCCTTCACCAACAGATAATTGTGAACCACTAAAGAATTCGTTTATTGATGATGTAAATTCTGTTGAAGAACTTAGTTGCATTCTAATTCTACTTTGAAAATCTTGCATAGCAACTAATTCAATAGATTCCGATGCGCCAGCTTCACCAGCATTGTGATGATTAACATTTACAACTAATTGTGTAAATTCATTGTTGAATAATGAACCAGATTCTGTCGTAATATCTCCAAACGATGAAGAAAAGTTTAATCTACCCATATTACCATGTAGGTATTCTAACGATACATTCCAATATGGTTCATTTTTTATAATAGGTTGAGTATGTGTTTCATCTGTTTTAAATCTAACCTCAACTGCATGTGATGATGATACACCATTTTCTAATTTCCAGTCTACTAAGATTTTAGAATTTTGTTCATCATTTGGCATTACAACTGCAGATGTTCTATCATCAAATGTAAATGTAGAAGTTTGTGAATCTGTTTGTCTTGGTCCTCCAAACTCCATAATAGTTAGTAGTGATGATGGAATACCATAGGTTGATAAAACTGCACTTAAACCTCTACGAGTACCTTTGTGTTTTAGTAGATATGGTAGATTATTTAATATTCTTCTCCATATTGTATTTTCATACTCTTTACCACTTTTTATAAGTTTTGATGTTTGTTTAGAATCTCTGTATCCTAAAACATACTCCCATAATTTTTTTGTTGATTGGGAAGAGTGTGGAATCCAACTATAGTTTTTAAGAATATGCTTTAACATATCATCACTTATACCAACTCTTTGTTTTTCTTCAACCTTTATATTCTTCTTCAATGCTCTGATATAAGACCAAAGAATATCAAAGTGATGACCCAACATATCTAAGAACATTATGAAGTCAGTTTGCTCTTCATCATTTTTTACATAAGCAGGTATATTATTGGCAAGATAATCAGTATTGTTTCTATCATAATCTGATGATGATACTAATAAAGTGTTATACCAAGCTACCGAATCAGTACTACCAGTTGATTGAAGTGAATACCCATCTGATTCTTTAGGGAATGCTAAAGATGATGTTGAATCTGTTAAGAAATGTTCAAACCCATCAAAGTTAGCTTTTACATCGTTTATTTTCTTTTGAAGAGATTCTTTTTCTCTAAGTAAAGATAACGAACCAGTAGATGAACCACTACCACTTTCTATTGTAGCTATACCATTTTTATAAGTTTCTAATAAGGATACTTTATAAAAGTAATTTCTAGCTCTTTCTTCAGCAGAACCAAAGTGGGCAAAGTTATCAAATCTATATTGTTCGTTTATAGTACCATCTACTGAGTATCCATATTCCGTTTCTATGAAATCAAAGGAAGATGAAACATATTCTATATCTAATTTTTTTGTATCAATACCACTTGATGAAACAAATGTATCTATTAGTTTAGCTGATGATTGAGAACCACTACCTACTAATTCATCTATAAGTTCAAACCCAGTATCAGCTGGTGAACCACAATCATTTAAACCGAAGTTCGGTCCTTTTAGTGCTACACAATATTCTTCTGAATCATCAACTATTGATATTTCATCTATGATTGGTTGTGTAATAATTTTTGAAATGAATAATTCTTGGTTTGGTTGTATTTCTTTACCAAGTGGTTCGTACATTTTTAGAACCAATGCATTAAATCCACCTTTAACATATTCAGGTATAAATTTTTCTCTTAATGAATCATATTTAAAGTTTCTAAATGTTACATCATCCTTTTCCCAGTTAGCAATAAGTTTATTTTCTCCATCACCAAAATGTGCTAAGTGTGTTAGATATTTTGATGTTTCATCATCAAATAGATTTAAATCCAATTCAAATGCATCACATAGCTGATTTACAATATCTTCTCTCGGTAAATCAAGATTAGATTTCATAAATGTAATTGAAATAGTTTCTAATTTACCAATAACTTCTTTTGATGTTGATGTATTATGAGGTTGTAATAGTATATCAAATTTTATTTCATCTTCATCTTCATTTACCTTATCACTTAATTTTTTTATAACATTTAAAACATTAAAATCAACTGCTTGGTTAGGTGCAAATTTTCCATATGGTTTACTCTTATCACCTAAATAAATCTTTACAAAGTTTGTATTTACTGATTGATATGAGATGGAAAAATCAACATCATATCCTTTAAAGTCAGCACCTTTTAATATTTCAGGATATGCTATATCTACAATATCAGGTGTTTTAACTGCTACTTGATTTACAACATTAATTACAAATTTTTGTGGTGTACCTTGTCCATATCCTTTATTGTAAGGGCAAACATAACCAATATACTGTCCTACGCCTGAGTTGAACATTTTATTACTAATTAAAAATGCCCCATCCTCATCTTCTTCTTTTAATGTGGTTTTGTTAAGTTTCATTTCAACATAATCACAATTAGTCGAATCATATCCCAGTGATAATCCAATTGGTTCAGCTATATTGTATCTGAATTGTGTTGGGGTTATTATTACTGATGGTACTGATATAGGTGTTACCTTTTCAAAATAAATTACAACTGTAATAGGTTTTTCTACATCTATTGTTAGTTCTTCAGCTGGAACGCTTTCGAATCCTTTAAAATCTTCATCTACAATACTTCCTTTAGCAACGTGAAAATATTTAATCTTCATATTACTTCTATCTGTAGCTTGTAGTGTTACACTAAATGGTGAACCTGCTCTACCTTTAAATGTGTTTGAATTTATTCTCTTTACATCATTTCCATTTACCACCGCAGAATAATGCTGAGTTAATTCTGAACCATCAGGATTATCTCTATCGCCTGTTAAAACTAATAATTCAGGTACTGATATTGTTGCTGGTCCATCATCTCTTGTAGTATCTGTATCATCTGGTAAATCAGGAATTACAGGTCCTCCTCCTGTCGAATTTTTTACTAAATCAAAGTGACAAGTTTGAAATAAGTCTTGTACCGATTGGTCAGATGCTGAACCTACTATTTTACCATCTACTTTTTTGTTTACATCAAACCTAAATTCTTTTTTTGTTTCTTCGTATTTTTCAGTTCTGAATCTTGGTTCACGATTAGCTCGAGCTCTTTCGTTTTGAATCATCATTTGCTCAAACTGTCCTCTTGGCCCACCAATCGATTGCATCATTTGATTTGATGCAAATGACATTGACCTTCCTTGAGATTCCAAATAATTGATGTTAGCTAAACCACCTTGAATAAATGATGGTGCTACATAATCATCAAGAATTGGTACTTGTCTACTTTTAGTAGTTACTACAGTTTCTATTCTTCCAGTAACACTGTAAGATTCATTACTTCTATATCCGTTTCTTCTTACTGTAAGTGTTTTTGTAGTTCCAATAAGTTGCTTAGTAGTAAGAGTTAAAACAGATGGTGTATTTTTAATATTCTGTTTTACACCATTTACTAATACCTCAGCTCCACTCGGTGTTGATGTAACATTAACTGTAACTGATTTGATAGGTAAATCTTGTACAGTTGGACGAGGTTCTGGCCCATCTAAAATTGGTGTTGGTCTTGGTGGTGTAGGTCTTGGTGGTGGAGGTGGACCTGGAGTTGGTAGTACAAGTGATGATGTATCAAATGGTACTAATAGTTCATCATCAAATCTTCTATCTGTTGGTATTCCTCTAAAGCCACCGCCTTCTCCTTGTAAACGAGAACCAGCTTGAGTACTACTTAATCCGATAGGTGAAAGATTAATACTACTACCCATAGCAAATCCTCTATCTCTCATACTCTGTAGGTAATTATCTACATCAGAAATAGTATTTGGGTCAATCCTACTTGGACTTGTACGAGGTCTTGGCATTATTGGTGTTGGACGTGGTGGTGGTGGAACTTTCACTACATCAGTAAATCCTCTACTTCTTTTTGTTCTTGGAGGTGGAGGTGGTGGTGCTGGTGCTCTTCTCGGTTTAGCAATAGCAGCCGGTCTACTTTTTATTACAGGTGGTGTTGGTGGTGTTATTCTTATTGCAGGTCTTGGAGTACTAACTCTTGGTCTCCTACTTCTTGGTGGTTGTGGAGTTGGTACAGTTCTTACTACTTTTACATTTCTTTTTTTAAGAACAACTGGCTTTGGTTTTGGTGGTATTACACGACTTCTTCGTTTTACACTTCTAAGCACTCTTCTAGTTCTACTAGGAGTTTTTTTTCTCCTAGAAGGTGGCCTAGTATTCTTTGGTCCACCGAACTTACCTCTTCTTCTTCTTCGTGCCATAATTAATATCCTCCTCTACTATAACCTGTAAATGTGTTACCTGGTGTAAACTGATTTTGAACTCTACCCGAACCAAAGTTCTGTATAGAACCTCCTCCTCCTCTACTTCTAAAGTTTTGTCTTGGTGGAGTTGATATACCTCTTAATTTTCTTTTTCTTTGTACAAACGACATTCTTGGTGGTGATACTACTTTTGGAGTACTTCTTGTTCTTCTTCTTCTCCTATTTGATGGTATCGTTACAACTGGTTTTCTTCCCCTTCTTCTTCTTTTATTCCTCCTAGTCTCTCTACGAGTTGGTGGTGCTGGTGGAGATGGTGCTCTTCTTCTTCCTCCTGCATGAAGTCCTCCAAATTTTATTTTTGGTAATCCCAAAAATGATTTTTTAATATTTGCCTTTATCTCATCTATACCAATATCATATTTTATTTGAGTTTTTGTTTTAATTGGAGTTGGTAGATTTAAATCCTTAACTACTTTTATTTGTTCTTTACTCAAATCCTTTCTTACAGGTGGTCTTTTTGGTCTTACAAATTTTGGAACTGGGGTATCAACCACACATAGTTCTTTTTTAGTTACTCTTACTTTCTTTTTTTGGAATTTTGTGTTTACACTTCCTTCTAATGCACATATTTTAACTCGTTTGCCAGGTGGCATTGAAAAGGAATTTTTATCACCACTCATATCTATGTATTCTACTACAGCTGATTTTCTACTGATTCCTCTTCGTCTAAAATACACATCATAAAAATAATATTTTTTAGCTGGTGGTGCTATTTTAATTGGTTTAGTTGGAGCAGGTCTTTCAACTGGTTTTGTTGTTATTTTAGCAGCTACAACTTTTAGGGGTTTTGTAATCCTTACAGGTTTAGTTACTTGTGTATCTATTTTTTTAGATGTACCAAATGTTTGTAGTATAGTAGATATCTTATCTCTACTTGCTAATTTTGTAAGTGTTGGACTTTCAGGTACTTGTAAATTTCTTTTTGGTAAAAGAAATCTAATAGCATCACAAATAATCTCCATAGATTTTTTTTGTAAAGTTCTAATATCTAATCTTTGTGAGTTTGATTTTCTTCGTCTACCTCTTCTCCTTCTTCTTTTTCTATCACCTTTTGGTGCTTGTAAATCATCTATTAATGGTTTACCATAATCAGATTTACCAAATGTATATCCTCTATTACTAATATAATACCCTATAGCTTGTTTTGCTTTTATAGTTACATCATTAATAAACCCATTAAAATCTTGAATCTTAAATTCTCTTTTAACATTATTAATCCAATCTTGTCCATATAATGCTTGTACTTTTTTTAATACAGCGTTTGCATCAATTGAATCTACAAACCCATCTAATCTATTTAGTATATCATCTTTAAACTCACCATTTTGTAAAAGTATTTTGTATCTATCTCTTAAATCTTTTTCTAAAAAAACATCTTCTGTTTTAACTGGTAAAACTCTAACTTCTGTTCGTGATGGTGATATTTCATGTATCCAAACTTTATTTTGAAAATGCTCACTTCCAACTCTTTTATTTAATAAAGTAATTTGTGTTCTAAACAAACCATTTTTATATCCGGCTTCATTTATTAGTTTTTCTACATCTACAAAATATTCTGGTGCTTGATTTGAAGCTGCTCCTCTTGCAATTAATAAATAATTTCTAATATTATCTATTTCTGAAATATTAATATACCTTACTAATTTACCTTTTTCTCCTTGTGGTAATTGATTACTACCATTATCATAAAGAATAAACTCAATAGTATCAGTCATACCTCTACCAAAGAAGGCAGGCATTCTTCCTCTTTCAAAGATTTTTCTATCTTTAATATCAACCCGCTTGGCTTCCTTATTTAATATTTCTTTAAAGTTTTTTATAGCCATTGTTATCCTTTATGGTGTTTATTCTGATAGTTAAATGTTATTGTTTCACCAGCAGCTGAAACCTTTACATTACCATTGTAATCTTTTTTCCTTCTTCTTTTTCCATTTAGAGCTTTATCTCCAGACGGCCCAAAGCTTACTTTTTTAGTTTCACCCGATTGTACTGTAGTTGATGGTGGTAGTGTTAACCAAGAACTTCCATCTCTTTGAAATGTAAATGTAACTGGGTCTTCAGTAGCATTTGTTAAATCAATATTTGGTCCGTTCTTCCACCCAGTACTTCTTGTTCCTTTTCTCGTACTATAATAATATAAATCAGGTTTACCTTCTTCAGCTTTAGGAACAATATTAGCAGTCCACTTACCAGCAGCTGATTCTGCACCTGCTTGGAGTTGAGCTTGTACACCAGCTACCTGCGATTCTAATGCAGATACTTGAGCTACTAATGCTTCTTTCTGTGCTGATAAACCTTCTACTTGAGCTTCTAATGAAACTCTTTCAATAGCTTCAGCTACAGATTTTTGAATAGCTTGTTGTAAATCAATAGAAGTTTGCGCAAACTTATCAGCTGCAGCTTCTGCTGAGTTTTCAGCTACTGCAACTCTTAGTAACGATGCATCTAATTCAGATTTTAAACCCTCAATAGTTGATTCCAGTTCAGAAATTTTAGCTTGCCCATCAGCTAATTGTCTCCTCAAATCAGCTACAACAGCGTTTAATCTATCAACCTGTCTTTGTAATGCATCGTAATCTTCTTGTCTAACAACGGCTGGTAAATCTTTTGGTTTATCAGGTATGAGTTCATCTACCTCAGTATCAACTGCTAAAAGTAGTTGTTCCTCATCGTATTTTGGTCTACGCAGTTTACCACTAACTTCACCATCCATAGAACCATTTACTTCCTTCATTTGTTCGGCAAAATAGTTATGCCTTCCATATGGGTCAATGGATTTTATAGCTTTTGAACCACTTGAGGTTAGTTCATCAATCCTTACTTCTTTTTCTAATGCCATTATTCAACTACTTCAAATATATAATCATCATCAAAGTATTCAGAAGAACCACTTCGTTCTATCTTTAACTCTACCTTATAACTTCTATTAACTTCAAAGTTCGATAAATCTAAACTTATTCTACTTTTATTTGAATATGTACTTAGTTTAGAATAATCCCCAAAAGGAATTATAATATCGTTACTTTCATAATCTCTTATTTGGTAGAAAGATGATGTTGGAAGTAAGCTGCCTGTGGAGTATCCAAATGTGTTTTGAAAAGTTTTTTGTGGATACAACTCTCTTGCGAATACTTCTATATCATATCTCCCACCGGCTTTATATGATTTTTTTAATCTTTTTAATGATATTTTGTATTCTTCTGGTAATGTTTGTAGTGAACCAGTTTCATATCTACTATCATCCCAACCAATTCTAATTTTTGGTTGATATATTGTATGAGTTTCTTTACTAAAGAATTTTAATTGACCATAATCAATATCGTTATTTTCTTTTTGTGAACTATGTTTTATAATAAATCCTTCATTCGGATATCCACCATCTAACCAAAAAGATAATGATGAAGATACATCTGTAATTAAATCACTTGATTCGTAATCATAAGTACGAGTAGATTGTGAAGCAGTGTACCACATTCCACCTTTACCATTAAATGAACCAGTAGCACTACCACTATTAGGTACATTTGTTGGTAACCAATTAGAACCAGATGCTCTATAATTCCAAGTACATCCCTCTGATGATATATCATCAAATCTAGTTCCGATTCCCATTTCCCAGCTTTGTGAAATAGGATTTATTTCCAATGAATATGATAATGGAACTTCTGTAGGTTCTGTTTCTCTTAAAACTAATTCAGCTATACTCATAGTAACATCACCATTTGATAAGCTTGCTGATAAAGTGTTAGTATCAAATTTCACCAAAGTTCTTGCTATGTCTTTTAGTGAGCCATAGTAAACTTTAGATACTTCCAAAATCTCATCCAACCCAGTATTTTGTGTTGGTTGTTGTTGGAATATCGTAGCGTCTTTTGATGCGGTTAAAAAATAATACATTATACTACTCTTCCTCTTATGTCCCTATCTGGGTATTTAAATTCAAATATCGATGGGTCTAATGAAGGATAAATTTGTTTATTTTTCGTTGCCCCAGTAATATCATATGAATTTGGTGAATAACCTGAAGTACCTCCACATAAGTTTTTAAACTCAGTTTTTACTACGGATTGTACTCCTTCTATATTTCCAATTAACATCTCAACCTCACTTATGTTTATTGGCATGTTAAATGTCCATTTATCAATTTCAAAATAATCTTTTATTGCTGTTATACAGTTTGTTAACACTTCTCTTTTATTATAATCTCTATATACTCTTATTTCGAAATCTAAACCAATGTTGATAATAAATCCATCTAAGAGATTTACTCCATCAGTTAACATTCTAAATTCATTAAGATATGTTTTTAGATTTTCTTTTATAGCTCTGTTAAGAGAAGTTAATTTTTTATTTGAATCATATCCTAACACATATAAGTTTACTGCAAACGGATTATTTTTTTCTTTTACATTAGATTTTTTATTCGATAAAAATTTAGATACTTGTTCTTTAATTTGTTTATCAGTATTTTTACCATCAGCTTGTAAGTCCTGTACTAATTTTGAAAATTCATTTAGTGCAGATGGTGAAGCTAATATTGAACCTGGTGAATTATCATCCAATTGACCATCAGCTGCACAAAATGCTTTTGTAATATTACCAAACTTAGGTGGCATAGATAATGCTCTAACTTGATAATCTCTAGATGTTACTGCTCTGTTTTGTGAACCGAAGTTTGCTATAGCATTTTCTCTTATCTCTTCTAATGTTTCTGCTCCTCTACCACCTGTAGCTGGTTGTTCATTATCAACTGCTAATGAATTTTTTACAGTAGAATATAGATTTCTAGCTCCATCATCAAATGCTGATAAATCTTCGTCAAATGATACTTTGGTAATTCTTTGAATTTTATTTTGTTGTACATTTGCTTTAACACCACCACCTACTAAATATTTTACAACCATCGTAGTATTTTTTGGAGATTGTCCATATGATTTAGTAAGTAAAAAGTTAGATGGGTCAAATGATTGACCTAATTTATCAATTGAATTGGTAAGCCCCAAACCAACATTTTTAAATGTAGGAATTAATAGTTCATCATTTTTTCCACCATCACCACTACCAAATTGTATTGTAGTAGAACCATTTGAGTTTGTAATAACTTTAAATCTTCTTGGTGTTTTAATTAATTTAAGAATAGATGCTACTGAATCTCTAAATTGAAATAAATCTTTGTCTTGTGCTTCACTATTAGAGTACTCAACATAAACCATTTCTTGTCCTAAATATGGTACTTGATAATATTTGTTGTTATTACCATCTCTTACATCATAGATTCCTATAACATTATTATCAGGTATATCTATTCTAGCGTATTCATCTTGAGTTGTACCAAATGTGATTTCAATTTGTTTTTCTTCAGCAGAGATAACATCAACATATTTTTTTACTAAATAAAATTTAGGATTATTTGTATCTGAATCTCTTTCATATACAGTTATTTCTCTACCATCTGCATCAGCAAAATCTAACAACTCAGTTGTTCTAAATTGTATTCCATCTGCATCCACTTCCATTCCTTCTTTTACTCTTAGGTAATAATCAGTATCAGGTTCAAATGCTAAATCTCCTGATGATATAGGATTTGTTAATCTTCTTGATGGTATTAATTGGAACACACTTAACTTAGTTGTAGATGGAGATGTTACCTTTGGTTTATATCCCATCATTCTTGCTAATTCAAATATATTTTCTTTATCTTCAGCAGTAGTAATTAAGGATTCTTTAAAAGTATCATCAATATAGTATCCTAATACATCACCAATATAAGATGCCATTTCAATAAACATCATACCTGGCGATGATTCGTTAAAATCATTATATGTTGTTGGAAAATAAGTTTTAGCAAATTCAATTAGATTTGTTCTAAAATCAACAAAATCTTTATTAAGGTATTTTATATCTCTACCTTTATCCTTAAAACTTTTTATTTGATTATTAAGTGCCATATTATTCCTCTACCAAAAATGTTAAAGTATCCAATGTTTGGTCTCCCTCTTGTTTAAATTTTAAAGATACTTTTGCTTGATTATTATCAGTCATTTCTTTAGTTATATCAATATTAATATCTTCTACAATAACATAGGGTAACCATTTTGCTACTGCATCATTTATTGTATTTTCCAAATCCTCTTCAAATTTCTCTGTTGCTGGATTAAATAACAAATCATGTAACCCACTTCCAAAATCTGGCTGAAATATTCTTTCACCTTTTTTTGTAAGTAATAAATTCTTTAGGTTAGAACGAACTTGGTCGAATGTTTTAAAAGATTGTCTAAAGTATCCATCCTCACCTCTTTGTATTGGTAAGGTGATACCTACTGCATAGTTATTAAACTCTTCAGTATCAATTACAATCTTTTTATTCAACTCATAAGCCATTCTATGCTCCTATTCCTTTTCTAGTCATCGCTTTTACAAGCTCTGAATTATCTCTGTTAAGAATCTTATCTAAACCAGGTACTCCAGTTGTTACTCCTAATCCATTTGGTTGTGGAGATGATTGTTGGCCAGCTGGTTGTAATCCCATCTTAGATGCCATTTCTTGTCTGAATGTTTGGATACTACTTTGTCCTACAGGTGTTCCACCACCAGCAGCCGCTACATTGTGTGTACCAAATGTAACTGTTTTATCCATCGTATCAGTCATTCCACTTTGAAGAGTTTCATTAAGTGCCTGATTTAACATAGGGTTCTTAGTATATGTTTGTTTTTCAATAGCTGGTTTAGAAGTTTTTCTATCTTCTTCTAACACTGCGTTTGCTAATGAAAATGCATCAGTTTCTTCTTCTGTATTTGAAACAATATTTTTCATTTTAGCATTTACAGCTTCCTCTAAAATTTTAGGAAAAGTTTTTTTCATAAAAACTTCGTGCTTTTTAGCAACTTCTGCTTCTACTAACGTCTTAATTACTTTTACTAATTTTTTTGAATTCATAATTTTATTGTTTGTTTAATATAAATATACATTAATAATATTTTAGTCGTTAGAATGGGATATTCCAACACCTTTCCCCATTTTTTTCAGGATTTTGTGCTAAATAAAAGTTACCACCTGATTCTATAACATCTCCAGTATTATATACTGAATTTGGACTAAATCTTTTTGGTATTACAGTAGATGGTAGTTCGTTACCTAATGGTTGCCAGTCAGATACTATTGATGTATTTTCATCATCGTCATCATCACCACTACCTATTCTTCCACCAGGTATTACATACATACTCCAAGCTATCACACCAGGTCCTGGTATTGGGGATGGTGCTGATGGATAAAGTGATGTAGTATAAATCATTCCTTTTAAGGTAAGTAAATGTATTTGTGCTGCTAATACAAAAATATCAATAAAGAAGTTTTGTGATAAAACAGGTGGTAGTGGAAATTGTACTACCCACATGCCCGGATTTATACAAATGTTTTGGGATACTATAATATTTTGTATTGCTCCTGGCGCAGGTATCGGTGGGATTGGGAATGGGTTCATAGTCGCTCCAGCCCAATAAGCTTTGATTGCTGGACCTAAATTTTTAATTATAGGTGATAGTGGAACAGGTTTAGGTGGTGATTGGATAGCGAAACATTGAGCAAGTGCAACATTAACTAATTGTTCCATAAGTTGAGGATTTCCTTTTTGTATTGAACATAGGTTAATTCCTTGAATACCTCGTCTCATACACATATCGTATTCAGTAGTAAGTTTTTTGGCAAAGGCTTGTTGTGTAGCTACACCTATAGGATTAGCCATATACCTTTTCATATTGGACTTGAATATACCCCAGCTCATATTAGTCTACAAAGTTTTTCTTACTGAGTATTGTTTTTAATTTTGCAGCGATACTTGCGAATGCTGGTGCATTTACTGGTGGACCTGATGGACCTGCTGGTGTTGGATGATTCATTTTCTGTAATTCCGTACAGAGTTGATTTAATAATTCTACTAAGGTATCACCCAGTACCAATGGTTCTTCATCTGAACCATTACCTAAATGTATTTCACCAGTTTCGGTTGTAATATTGTAATCACTACCATTTGTTATGTAATCCACATCATCATCAACATTAACAATCATCCCACCTTTGTTATCGATAGAAAGTGCGCCATCTGAAATAAATCCGTAATTTCCCTTAGAATAAAAAATCATTTCAGATTCTTTGGATGATATAATTACTCTTCCACTATTAATTAAAATTTGGTCACCTTTTAGTTCAGATGGATAATCTTCAAAAGAAGCCGCAGTTTGTTCAAAATTAGATGAACCACCATCATCAATAATACCTGGCTGATAATCTAATTTAAATTCACCAGATGTCATTGATATTATAGAACCATCTCTGTTTACATCTTCTTCTGCTTGCTCTGCCAATTCTAAGTTAGTTTGAGATAAATCATTTTCTCTATTTCTGATAATAATCGATGGATGTAGTTTTTGTTCAGAATTATTGTATCCGCTTAATCGTATAGATTGACCGAATCTACTTTGCATAATTGTATCACCCTCAAATAATTTTAATGGATGAATATTTTCGTTTTGTGGTTCAAAGTTATCACCAAAACCTGATGATTCATCATTACCCGAATCTTTTTTATTTGATATACCAGTGTTTGAAGTTGATTGATATTCTGATGAGTTTGCTGAATCATCATCACTAAAGGTTCTAAATAACTTAGCTAAAGTATCACCCACACCATCTGTATTTGGTGATAGGTTTCCGTTACCTCTTCTATAGGTATATCCACTTGTAGTTTTTAAAATATCTACTCTTTCATTTTTTAATGGTAAGGTTATTTGATTTTTATCAAACGGAGCCGCAAAGAATCCATTATCAGCAGACATAAATAATGCACCCATTGGTACAAATCGTATATATCCTATTCTACCAAAAGGTATTGTTCCATCTTCAACTAATGGGTGTTCATTATCAGTAATAACATCACTTACCACACCTTTTACAAATTCATTTTCGGTGCTCCCTATATTACTACCAAATGCTTTTAACTTTTGCCTAAAGCTTCTTTTCCTTGACATTTTCTACTTTTTGTTTTAGTTCTTCAACTTCGTTTGTTAATTCATCAACTTGTATTTTTTCATCAGCAACTTCACCTACTACATCTTCTAATTGTTGTAGTAATTGTTCTTTTTCTTTATCAGTTAAGAATCCATCTTCACCTACCGTCTTATCTTTTGATGCAATCATTCTCTGTGCAATAGCTGCCATTTTAATTAATGATTCATCGTTTCTAACAGATGTATCTACTAAATCTTTTATGATTGGACCAATTACTGCCATATCACCAGAATGTCTAATTACCTTTTTCATTTCAGCAATTAGTTCTGATATTCTACTTTTTTTATTTTGCTGGTTATCATAGATATCTTTAAATAATCCACTTAAATTTTTACCAGGAAATAATTCAAAATCTGTACTCATAATTTTTGTATATTATCTAACTATAAATATCTGAAATAAAAAAACCTCCCATTTCTGAGAGGTTTTATTGTCTTAACCGGTTATGGTGTTATCCTTAATCTTTCTTTTTAAGAATGTGGTATAAAACGAAAGCTCCTACTAATCCTAATAGACCTTCATTACTCAATCCACCCAAAATACCCATAATATTATCTATTACCGATACCTCTGGCCAGAAAGGAATATTAGCGCCTTTGAATAGTACTTCTAATACTACTCCTAAAGCGATAACACTTATACCGATTTCTGTTAGATGATTAGCCCAATTGCCAATCTTTTTAAGAAATTCCATATAGTTCTCCTTTGCTTTAAATTAATGAAAATAACTTTTTCATATTACAAAACATCGGACTGTCCAATTAATAACTATGATATATACGAATCTAAAAGTACATTTTGGATTTTAACACCACTTGTGTGAACAATATTGGGTGTCAAACAAAAAACCCAACCTTACGGGGTTGGGCTTTGTTATCCAATCACTTTGAATTACGATTGGTCATTTAGAGCTATTAAGTTCTTCAATCTTCTAACTTCCGCCTTCAATTGTTCGAGCTCTATCTGTTTATAAGTATATCGAGGATGTCCTTTCGGTTTTATCCATACTAAAATTCCTCTTCTATACAATGCTCTTGTACCTAAATCATTACTCCAATAACCATGCATCAACAGGTTACCTTCTTCGTTTTTGATGTAAGTTCCTTTTTGTGAAACAGAGCCTTCGTTGTTTGTAACTTTATATCTGTACACATTTTCATCCACCTTCTCTAATGTTCTATTTTGGCCAAATAGTGGAACAAATAATAAGAGTAGGAGGATTGTAGTAATTATTCTTTTCATAATATACCTCCTTTATTATAAGTATATCAATGTTAAGAAATTGTTAACTTAATGTTATGTTAAAGTTTCAGAAAGTATTTTTTTGGATATAAAAATATTATCAATTACTAAATAATCCATATCACAATTCATAAATGTATCAATTGCTTCTTGTGAATCTCTAACCATAGTTTGGTCTTTGAGATTGAATGATGTATTAAGTAGTATTGGATACTTTGTAATCTTCTGATATTCTTTTAAGAGTTTATACATCTTAGGATTAAAATCTTCTCTAAGTGTTTGTACTCTTGCTGAACCATCTATATGTGTGATAGCTGGTAATTTTTTTCTATGCTTAGGTTTAACTGAAACAATTTGGTTCATATAAGGTATTTCAATCGTTGGTGTAAAAAAGTTTTTCATATCCTCATAAGTAACCATAGGAGCAAATGGTCTAAATCCTTCTCTTTTCTTTACTACCATATTTACCCTCTTTTTCATTTGTGGGTCTCTCGGGTCTGCTAAGATAGAACGATTACCTAATGCTCTTGCACCAAATTCTAACTGACCTCTAACCCATCCAATAATATTACCTTCGGATATTAGTTTAGCTATTTTAGGAAATAATTCTTCATCAGATAGTGCTTCATAAAATATCTTAGTATCATTTTCTTTTATTACATTTACTACATTTAATATTTTTTCTGATGGACCTAAGAAAGGTGATTTATTTTCTTCTCTTTGATTTGTAATATGATTCCAATAGTAAAGAGCAGCTCCAATAGCTGAACCAGCATCTGATGGGGCTGGTGGAATCCAAATGTTTTTGAATGGGGTTTTACTTTGTATCTTACCATTAGCAGTTCCATTATATGCACACCCACCACTCAAACATAAGTTTTTAGATTTACTTTTTTTATATAACTTATTTAATAATTTAAAGAAATGCTTTTCATATGTGTATTGTAAAGCTGCAGCTATGTTTTTATGAATATCATTTACTTTTTCATTTGGTAATCTATTTGGTATGTTAAATAACTTAGAAAGTTTTTTGTTAAACATTATTTTATCAGAATAATGATATGAAAAATAATCCATATTTAGTTCAAATCCATCATCTGTTTCCTTTATTAGTTCATCAAACATTTTATGGTGAAATAAATGTGTACCATATGGTGCCAATCCCATTACCTTATACTCACCTTCATTTGGTTTAAATCCTAAGAATGCAGTGATTGTAGAATAAAGTAATCCTAATGAGTGTGGATATACAACCTCCCCATATCTTTTTATTTGATTTTGCTTTCCATATGCCATCACTGTAGTATCCCATTCACCAACACCATCAACAGATAGTATGGCTGATTCATCAAAGTCTGATGTAAGATATGAATATGCTAAATGAGATAAGTGGTGATTACCAACTGTAATTTTAGCTTTTCTAAATATGTTTTCAATTGGGTCAAATGGATTAGATTTTTTTGGAAAGTTAAATGGATTCTTCCAAAAATATTTCCAATACGATTTTTTATCTCTATCGTATTTTAATTTTGGATTTTCATAATAACAAACTACTGAGATATCATCTCCATTTATATTGTTTTCTTTTAGAATCCAATTAATTGAATTTATTGGAAATGAGTAATCGTGTTTTATACCAGTGAATCTTTCTTCTTCAACCGCATTTAAAACCTTTCCATTTTTAATTAGAGCTACGGCAGAATCGTGAAATCCATATGAAATACCAATAATGTATTTATCGTAAATGCTCTTCTTCATTCCAAAACTGATTTACATTATCTTCTATTACATCTCCCTCTAAGAATGCATTTAACATTTTTTTCTGATGTTGTTTCATAACATTTACCACCTTTGTAATGTAATGTGTTTTACAATCGGTCATTTCTCTTATCAGTAAATACAAATGTTTTTTATTAAAGTTTTCTATATAATCTGCTCTTCTAAATAACTCCAATACTGCATCTGCTATTTGGATATCTCTTTTCTTTGTAAAAACAACAGTTAGATTTTTATCCCAATAACTTAGCATAATTTTTCTAAATTCAGAATATTCTTCATTTTGTTGTGTTTCATTAAAATCATTTTCAGGATTCCAAGTTTGTGGCATTTCAGATATTAATGCGTTTTTTTGCCACCTTTTGTAATTACCATTATTATTTAGAATCAGATAATTTTTTGCTATAATCGTAAAATATGAAAATGCCTTTCCTTTACCCTCTTTGTACATATGTATTTTTTCTACCATAGCTGATACTACTTCTTTTTTAACATCAGATTTTGGTACATCAAAGTAAGTAAATTTAAATGTATTTAAAACATTTTCTGCTAATTTATCAAATGGATATTTAATCCCATCATTATAAATTTTATTTCGTTCTTTTGGGTTTTTACATTTGTTATAAGCAATTATAGCATCTTGTGCAGGTGTACCAAAGTACATTTTCGATTTTTTTCTTCTTGGTCTGGGCATATTCTATTTAAATTGTTCGTTTAGTTCAACTACTATTCTTTTTAGTTCTTTAAATACAGAACCAACTTCATCATCTGATTCAAAAGAACCTCTGATATCTGCTTGCTTCATTTTTTCATTAGCATCATTGACTGTTTGTACTACACCATTAATAGTGCCAATCAAATCATCTTCTAATCTTTCGTTTTGTTTGAGTAGATTTCTAACACCAATTAATAATAAAATATTAAATACTGCCGATACTCCTAAAATTATTTCTATAACCATTTTTAATTTAATTTAATTTAATATCGTATCCACTAAATGTTTTCATATACGATGTAATTTTTGTTCCATAAGCATCTTTAAAAACTTTACCATTTTTAAAATACCTCTTTACTGAACCCTGTCCTCCAAGATGTGCAGCTGCCAATATACCACTTTCTGAAATATACATACCATTAATTGTTTCACCATCAAATAAATCAATATAGGTTTGTAGTTTTTCTTTGTTGTGTGATAATAAAGATAACATTGCCTCCTCTTGTAATTCTGGGTTGTTAAGGAATTCTTTACGAGAAACATCATATCCCAATCCTTTTAGTGTGGATTTTCCGAATTGATACTTTCCCATATATCCCCAAGTATTAGTGATATCATATCGATTACCACTTTCTCTGAATCCAATATCATTTAAGAATCTATCTAATTCATCTTGATGATATTGTTTAATTTTTAACTCCTCAGCTTCTTTTCTGAGTATTTCTGATTGTTTTATAGCTTCTAACCTATCCCATCTAGGAGATTCAGAAGTTGCGGAATCAATCATTCCGAATGATAGTATTGAAATTACTATCGTAATAATTATTGTTGTCTTTCTCATACGGTATATTCCCTTTTGATTAAACTATAACAAATATACGAAAAATATTTCACATATCCAAATAAAATCTCATTTATTTTATGCTTCACCTATTGGACCAAAGTATAAGTCCATTAGCTCATCATCGGTAGTTTTGACCTTTCTTTTTAATTTATCTGCTTCATTGATGAGTTTTGCGAATTCTTTAGCTGTTTGTACAAACAACTTTTGATTGTGTAACAATCTATCCTCCACTTCTTCTTGTGTAAGAATTTTCTTTTCAATCAACAGTTCAATGACTGATTGATTAAGTAAGTTAACTTGTAATAAATTATCCTTAATTTCTTTAAACATCTTTTATGTCCTTTAACAAAGTCTTTATATCTTCTTTGTTATCCTCTAAATCACCAAAAGCTGTTTTTATAGATTTTGGTGAATAACCTAATGAATGAGCCAATCTTATCATTACGGCTTTGTATTCATTCATATTCATATCATCGGGTACATCAAACTTAATTTCGTTTGCCTCCCTAACATTTTGCTTCCAGCCGTTACTATACTTAAATATTAATTTTGCCATTGTTCCGTTCTTTTTTATACAATTTCATATCCTTTCTCCAATAATGGTATGGCTTTTTTATATTTTATAAAATCCGTTTCACCATCTGGTGATTTAACCATTACCTTATCATTTCTTCCATATTTTTTTTCGGATACCCTTTGAATGTTGTATGTTCTAATTGAATCTGTGATTAGAATACCATCTAAATGGTCTATCTCATGTTGAGCTACAACACACTCCAATAATCCCTCATCACCAAAGTAATTATGCCCTTCCGTACCAATCTTATCCTTTTCATCAGGTCCAAACTCTACTGTTCCTAAGTTATCAGTTTCAACAGTGATTGAAATACTTCTTACTGTGTTCTTTGGTTTTCTCATTGTTTTAGGAAGCGATAAACAACTCTCAATGTATTGTACTGCTTCTTCACTTCTTTTAACAATTTTAGGATTTATCAATACCATTGGTTCTTTAATGTTAATAACACACATTCTTTTATCTACACCAATTTGATTTGCTGATAATCCAAATCCTTTTTCTTTTTGTAATGCGGTGAATAATGCCGCTGATATAACTTCTTCTTCAGATTTATTTTTAGGTAAATCTGTGATTGGTTTTTTTAATTTAATTCTATCTGTTACTATTTTGCTCATTCGAATAAATTTAATTGTGATTTGTCTTTTACTAATTTTCTTTCTGATAAGTCAGAACCGAATGGTCTTTCATAGATTGTTTCACCACCATCTGGTGATTCATAGATTGTACCACCGAATTTACCGAGTTGGTTAATCTTATCTATTCTATCCCAATATATTTCTCTAACTTTTGAACCTAACTCTGCATCGTTAGGATACTTTTCTACTAAGGGTTTAATATCTATGTTCATAATTTCTTTACTAAGGTTTTTGTGTTTAATCTATTTTGATGTGGGTTCTTCCACAATTCTTTATTATCAAATTCATTTAATTGTTTGATTTCAGCATTTTGTATTGCTATAGGATGAAGTTTTTTAAACTCTTCTACGATAGAATTATTAATTAAAATATATCCACCTTCTATTAAGTAATCCCAAGCGTAATCAAATAAATCATATCTTATGTTTTTATCAGTTGATACTGAACCTATATCAATATCACAATATGATATGTTTCTTTTAGGTAGTTTTTCCTTATACACATCAAAGGAAAATATTCTTGAATGATTTAGTGGATTAAATATATCATATCCATACACTCTCTTATCACCATATAGTTCACATAACTTTTCAATGGTAACACCAACACCACATCCAAACTGAAGTATATCACCACCTTTTGGTATATCTAATGTTGGTAGTAGGTTTGATGCTATTTTGTATGAATGGTAGTTATATCCATATTCACTCCATATGGTGTTACCACCATCAAACCACTCTTTCCATTGTTTTTTATATTTCATATAAGATTATTATCAAATTGGTTTGGGTATTTTTTTATTAGATAGCTAGCGAATCTTTCATTCATATCGGATGAGAAGTGGTGGTCACCCTCCATCCCATCTTTTCCACTTAACCAAGCCATATGTTGTGTTTCATAAAACCCAAGCTCTTTTTTTATAAATTGTAAGTCTTTTACTAAATCTGTAAATTCATTTTCACACCAAGTAAAAAATTCAAAGTTTACTTTTGGTTTTAATTTTACTATTGATTTTAAAATAGATTCTATTCTAAGAGCGTTTGGTTTTAAAGATGTTACTAATTTATGAAAATCTAACTTTTTATTCCAATTTTTTGAACGCTCAATAAACTTTTCTTCTTTATCCATTAAATTATCTAAATCCATTTTATTTAGTGGTGGTGCAAGATATTGATGTGTATTATGTAAATGATTATTAACCATAAACCCATTTAGTATTTGTACATTTTCAATGTTTTTGGTTTTTGGTGGGTCAATAAGTTGAGAATATTTATCTATCATATTATCTGCCAATGGTAATCTATGTCTCCATAAAGTTGGTAGAAAAAGTACAACTAAATCACCATCCTCTAACAGATGTAAATTTAAAAGTAAATTATCTAAAACAGTTTCTGCATCGAATCCACCATTACCAAATATAAAATATTTATCTGATTTTAAGCTTCTTATCATAACAGATGCCCACTTTTTACCTCTAATTGGATATTCATGTGGGTCTACATAACTATCACCTATTGCCCAAAATTTCACTATACTGCTAAATTGTTATATTTTTCTAATAACCAAGAAGATGATTGAACCTTATCACCAAGTCCCCAAACTAAATCGATACCCCATCCTTTACAAACATCTTCTTCTACGGATGGTACTGCACCAGCAACTCTATCACCACCATTACCAAACGCCATAATTCCTTCTTCCCAAACTCCACCTTTCTCTCTCATCCATTTATGTCTTGATGCATCGATAAAATCACAAGCTGATTCATCATTGTGTATTTTTGGATTCATAATATAAACCCAACTAACACCTTTGATATTATCCATTATAAATGCCCTCTCTTGCTCTTTCATAAATGATTTACCTTTCTTTCTTCTTAACCAACTATCGTTGTTTAAACCTATCCAAACTTCATCTGCAAGTTCTTTTGCGTTTTGGATACATTGTATATGACCTTTGTGTACGGGGTCAAATCCACCGCTTATTAAAATTACTTTATATTTTTTACTCATTTGTTTTCTGTTTTCCACTCCTCACCAAATGCTCCTACAGATTTTCTGTGTTCATCTGATGGGTCGTATTTATGTGTTACATAATATGCTAAAATTGTTCCCGGCTCTAATGCCTTATAACCATGATACACACCAGGTGGTATCTTTAAGACTTGTGGATTTTTATCTGAAAGGTATTTGAATTCACAACCATCATCTTCGGTTGCCCATCCTACTTTTAAACTACCTTTCAAGCAAATCCAGTAGTCAGTTTGTTTTTCGTGTTTGTGCCACGCAACTATATGTTCAGTTGAATTTATATAAGATATATTTACTTGTCCTTTATCTAAAGGAAATATATCTAATAATCTTTGTGCTCTGTCATCTTCGTGATAATTCATAATTAATTACTTAATGGTGCTTTAATTGTAGGGTGTGATTCGTAATCTAAAATCTCATAATCAAACTCACCCTCTAATATATGAATATTAGATAATTTAATTTTTGGTAATTTTTTAGGTTCTCTTCTTATTTGTTCATGTGCTTGCTCTAAGTGGTTTTTATACAAATGTACATCACCCAACGAACCAATCAGTTCACCCGGTTCATATCCGGTCTCTTCACATAATAGTAATAAGAGTAATCCATATGATGCTATGTTAAATGGCAATCCTAAGAATACATCTACACTTCTTTGATTCCACATTAGTGATAATTTATTATCTACTACATAGCATTGGAATGAGTAGTGGCAAGGCGGTAAAGTCATTTTTTCTAAATCCTCAACATTCCAAGCTGATACTATGTGTCTCCTACTATTTGGATTATGTTTTAGATTTTGTATAAGTTCTTTGATTTGGTCAATATATGTTTTACTACCCCATTTTCTCCATTGTGTTCCATAGATTGGACCTAACAATCCATAGTGCCAATAATCTTTGTCGTTTTTAACTTTATCAATGAACTCTTCTTCTGATAGTGCTTCATCTAAATCCCAATCAACTACTCTTTGATATTTCTTATATGCATCACCATTCCATATGTTACATCCATTTTCTAATAAGTAACCAATGTGAGAATCACCTCTGAGAAACCATTTAAGTTCTGTAACCATTGATTTTACTGCCATCTTCTTTGTTGTAAGAAGTGGAAACCCTTTACTCATATCATGCCTAAAGGTATCACCAAAATAAGATAATGTACCTGTACCAGTTCTATCATCTTTTTCAGTTCCATACATTATTAGTTTTCTAAGAAACCCTTGATATTGTTTATCTACTACATTCATAAAATTGATTTTTTATTTAAGTTTATGGATTTATTTTTATTATAAAGTAAAGTGTAAGAACCATCTGATAATTCAGTATCAAATAACTTATCCTCACCAACTGCGTTATCAAACTCACATCCAGAATCCCACCCAAATCTAATTATCATATAATCATCTTCAAAGTTTGGTACATTAGCTGGTAGTGGGTTTTGATAAAATACTTTTATATTTTTCTTTGAATTTTTTTTGATATAATCCAAATATAATTGAGCTGGAAACTCTTGTGTATATGGTTCATCTTTACTTCTACATACCAAAACTATTTTTTCATATGTAGAATTATCAATTACATTTACTAATTGTTTAATACTAGATTGACTAATGTTTTTACTATAATCATTAAATTCATCATAATCGTTAATTCTATATGTTGCTAATTTATTTTTAACATCAGCATAGACAAAAATATATAAGTTATTTAGTAATCCCATTGGTCATCAATTCCGTTATGTTTATAATGTCTTTGGATAAAACTATTATCATTTAGTTGTTTGGCTGGGTGTGGTAGTAAATCATAAATATTTAATACTTTTTGACTTATGTATGTATCAGCTGGTTCTATTCCTTTTTTTAAACTATCCAATAATTTTTTTGCTCCTGATGGGTTTAGTAAATAACAATGTGCTCCAAATAACCATTCGGTATCACAATGACAACTTCCTAAGTGTGGTGAGTGTCTATCGTGCTCATTTTCACAAAACTCTCTTTTTAAAATACCATTTGGTTTATCCAACCATTCCATTTTTATATCTATATTATTTTGCTTTCCATTTATAGAACTACCCCAATTAGGATATCCTAAATTTAATAAATCCCCATCAAAATTTAATAATTGATTTATATCTACATCTTTTGTAAATACAGAATCAGTCTCTAATATAAGAAATTTTTTTGAATTATCCAAGCATTTTTGCCATAAATTTAAGTGAGAAAAAAAAGTTGCTATTTCTGATTCTAAATTTCCTACACCAAAAGTATCAATATTTAAATTAAGATTAGAATCTATGTATGTTTGCCAAACTGAATACTTATCAACGCCATATGAATAAGAAACATTCCAGTTTGGATTATCAAAACCAAAAGTTTCTTTGAGATTAGTAATACATCTATCAGCCAAACTCATACTGTGTTTTGATTTAGGTAAAGTTATGATGTGTGCTTCAATCATTTATTAAATTTAAATATTTGTAAATTTCGTCTTGATATACAACACTCATAATATTTTTATGTATTTTTTTAAACGATAGTTTGTTTTGAGAAAACCCACCCTTTAAATGTGTTATAAATTTTTTTGAATCAAAATAATAAGTTCTTAGTTTATTTTTGGTTTCAAAGTTTGGATTATCATAAAATGGACTTAAGTGTAAAAAATCTTTTTTGTTTTTTAAACACTTTATAGTAGCCCCATGATTTGAATCTCCATATGCCCAATCAACATAATAATCATTAAAGAATTCTTTTTTCGAAATAAAAAAGTAACAATCTGCAAATCCTATTTTTTTGGTTTTAATATAACCACCATCTATATAACTAACTTCAATATCATTTTCGATGTTATCCATTACTTCTTTATTACCCAAATAACCAGAGATAGTTAGTTTTTTAAAATCAGCTGAAATATATTCTAAACTTTCATTTTTCATAAGGTTTATCATATTTGGTATTAAGTTGTTATGATAATGTATATCATTATGCTGTAAAATAACATACTCACCCCTTGCTTCTTTCAAACCTATATTGTAAGCCATAGATGCCCACATTGATTGGTTTTTAAAATTATCTATTTTATATTTTGAAAAATCAGATTTTGATTTTATTTCATCTTCAGTAAGATATTGCCAACCTTTTATTACTTTTAGATTTGGTAATTTAAGTTTTGGAAAATTATTAGTATTATCAACCAATATTATTTCTTTATCAAAATCTAAAAGTTTATTAATATTTTTTATACATTGTATTGTATTGTATATATTAAATCCTAAATCTTGATTTGGCCAATTGTGTAGATTTATATCTTCTTCGTTTTTTACGGCAAATGGAATAATAATACTAATCATGCTTAATGTTAAAGTTTAAAGTACCATCCTCATAATATACGGATGACCTACTATATTGTTCAAATCTACCATCATTAAAAAAATGCTCAGATTCTACTTCACCATTGACATGATAAAATTTCCATACTCCAGTTGGTTTATCATTTTCGGTTAAAAGTCCTTCAGCTCTACAATTCGTAGTAGGGTAATATTCTGTATAATAATAACCTGCAGCATCTTCTGTTCTTAGTTTGTGATTTTTCTTTGATATTGTACTTGTACCAGAAAAATAAAACTTTTCTTTAACAAGTATATCATCAACATATGTTTTTGCTTCAGTAGTATATCCATTAGCAAATTGCTTTTCTACTCTGATTGAGTTTTTTGTAAAACTACTTTTGTAAATTTTGTTATTACTTAAATACTCTTCTATATTAAATCCATTTTGCTTATACTTTTTATATATAGCTTGATGTGGAGTTGCTTGATAATGAATTATTTCTGATGGTGTTATCCGTTTACTGAGAAGTGATTTTTTATTTACAACAACATACTCTTCTATTTCTTTTCCATTATCTGTTGTGGTTTCTTTTTTTATCAAAAACCCATCGTTATCATATTCACAATAAATGTTATCTGTTTCTGTTTTAAATAATATACCATTTCTATGATAATGATATTTTGTATCATCTAAATATATGGGTCTACCTTGATTCCATCTTAGTAGTTGTACTTTTTGTGCTTTAATATCTTCTTCTAAAATAGGGTAATCTTTTATCCATTGTTGATATGTATCCCAACCGTCATCACCTTCAAAAAAGACAGTATTTGATTTTGTATCTAAAATACAATCACTATTATATAGAAGTTTTTGATACCTATACATTTAGCTTGTAGTTAATAATCCATATATGATTATGCCAGCTAAAGTTAAAAGTAATAAAAATGATGCAGTGAGTCCAGCCTTTGCATTATTTTCATATTGTTTTTTACTCCTACCTTGTCTAAACTCCATATCTTCTTTAGTCATTTTTAAATATTCTTTTCCGTTATTCATAAAGTGTTTCATAAAAATTTATTTAATTTTGTATTATTACTTATTTCTTTTAATTTGTTTTTTAAATATACCTTAGCATATTCTTCCATAATAGTATCCATCATTGTATAGTGTGACCACTTCTGAGAATCTACTGGTAAATTATCCCATTCTTCTTTTTCTAACCACTCTTTAGCTTGCATAACTTGATGTACTTAATAAACCACTATACTCACATTTATTTGAATTAACAAATGGTAATATAGATAATTCTTTTGCTTTTGCTTCTACCATAATATCAACATCATTACCATATGTATCTGGTAAATCATTGATATAATCTGAGTGAGCTTGTGGTTTTAGTTTTTCGTTACCTTCGTGTAACATTTTAGATTCTGAGTAATGTACTATTGGTGTAATACCTTTAGGCCAAGTTGATAAAGCCAACTCCAAAGCTTCTTGCTCTGATAAATCACCTGTACAAAATTTGTGGTGGTGATAATCAAATACAATAGGAATACCAATTCTTTTATGTATATACATTAAATCTTTTACTGAGTACATTGATGCCTTATCATCATTCTCTACAGTCAAACGAGTCTTAACTGATTCTGGTAGTAACTCAAAGTTTTTACAGAATCTATCCATAGCAGATTGTTTATCTCCATATACACCATTACAATGTATATTTATTTTGTTGTATGGTGAACGCTCTAATCCTAACATATCGAATACTTCTCCATGTATTCTTAAATCAGTAATTGTATTATCAACCACATGCTTGTGTGGTGATACCAATACATTGAACGGACCTGGATGTGAAGTTAATCGTAATCCATTTTGTTTAGCGTAGTTACCTGCACCAGCTAATAATGTTTTGATTCGTAAGTATTGTGGTAAATCTTTAAACTTATATTCTGATGCCCACGGAAAGAACTCTGAAGATAATCTAAAACATTTAATATTGTTTTCTACATTCCATCTAAGTATCTTACTTAAATCGGCTGCGTTTAACATTCCTAACTCACCAGCATATGATAAACCTTTTTCTTTAAAGGTTTTCTTAATCATACTACGATTTGTAGTTACTTTTGGCTTTTGACCTGATAAGGTCATATTAATACATGCGTATCCTAAATTCATATAACTTTATTTGATATATCAAATATACGAAAAATATTTTACATATCCAAATAATTTCATAAGTTTTTTTGAAAAATAAAATCGAATAAGGCAGATTCTCTGTTATTATTAGAATGTACTAATTCATATAATCGTTGCTGATTGTGTAATAATCTAACTTTATTATGGATATAAATTTCATGTAAATCCCATTCACATGCTTTTTCTAATTGAGATATTATCATATCTACTTTATGATATAATTCCTTTTCTGTTCTAATAGGTAGTGTATCATATGAGTGGTCAAATATATCATCAAACATATCAAATCCCCAATCTCTAAAATACTGATAATAGTTTGGTTGTGCTAAGAAAAACGGAAATTGTAATCCCATAAATGCCTTTGATGCTTTTTCTGTAACGAATGTTGAGTTTTGTTCTATGTGAGATTCGCATTGTAATTCTATATAAGCGTTCTTTGAATGTTGAGGTTGAAATTTGAATCTATCAGCTTTTACTTTATACTTAGAATCAATCCAATGTTTACCATATGATGGTATTTTTTTATTATCATAAACCATCTCTTTCCAATAGCAAGTTCCATATTCTAAGCAAGATGATTGTAAGAGTTGTTCTGCTAAGTGAAATCTACCACGCCTAACTGAATTTATTAAACAATTAAATACTTTTGGCTTTTGTTCTTCACTAAATCCTACACCTATACAATCATCAATAGTATATTCATCTCCTACAAAAGTTTTGTTATCAGTAGAACAAAAAAATCTTAGTGCCGAAAATGGATATTTAAATAGTTTCCACCCATATGTATCTTCTTTATATTCATCAATTGGAATAACAACTTTTTTTTCTTTGTATGAAATATTATTTTTATTTAAAAAGTTATTCCATTCTTTTAGTTCATCTGCTGTAGCATATTCTCCTGAATGAGCTATTATAACTTCGTTTACTTTTAAGTTTTTGTATAAAGTATGTTCAGTAAGATTATTTAAAGAGCTATCATATCCTTCTAAAAATAAATAATCATAGGTAGTATTTACATCTGTTTCTTTTATATTGTAAAACTTAATATTTTTACCACTAACACGAACAGGCCCATATCTATTATTTCTTTTTTCGGTTGCTAAAAGCGGTATCCCTTCTTTATCATTTGAACTATCCCACTCTTCATTGAGAACTATTGTAATATTATTTTTTAAAACTTTGTATTCTATCATAAACCTATTTTACAACTTCTACATGCACCTTCTTTTGGCCCATTAAACTGATGATGATTTCTCCAGCTTAGATACCTATCACCATTCCAAATTTCTTTAATTGGTGTTTCGAATGCATTACCCATATATCCAATATCATGCTGTTTAATATCTGAACGAAGATTACAACAAATCATAACGCTACCATTATAATCGATATACATCGAAGTAAATGGTTTTAAGCATCGTTCTGTTCTTACATAATCAACTGCAAGTGGTACAGTCTCTCCTCTACTACTCCCATCAAAGGTAAAGTTTCTACCTCGGATATGTACAACCATATCTTTGTAAGATAAATCATATTCAATTTTTCTATCTTTGTAATCATATAATAACTTATATGGTAATCCTACTTTATCTAATTTTCTTTTAATTTCTTTTTTTACTCTGGTGTGATTATAGATTTCATTATTTTTTAAATATTGTTGTATGAATAATTCATTCAATCCTGCTTTATGTAAATCTATTATGTATTCTTTTGTAACATAATCACCATTTGAGTTGGTTCTTAACTTTGCGTTGGGTAGATATTCTCTTGCTTGTTCTAACCTTTTTATAAAAATATCTTTATGAGATAATGGTTCATTATATCTACTATAAGCTATCTCACCTTTAAAGTTCATATCTTTTAGTTGTTGAAGAATACTAAGATATTTTTTTTCAGGCATAATTAGGTTCTCACCCCGCCTATCTACAAAAGAGTTTGGACAAAACCAACATTTTCGATTACAGTATGAAAATATTTCTATTTCAATAAAAACAAAATCATCAATAGGTTTTTGTTTCGAAATCATCAGGATATCTTTTATCTTTTATATTTTTTATCCAATAGTGAACTGCTTTGGGGTCGTTCTGCCACGTCCTTCTATCTTCCCAATTAAAATTAGGATGTGTATATAGTCGAATATCTGCTTTTGTTAGTTCAAGTTCTTTTTTAGGTGGTTCGAATCCTCTTGCCTCGGGTGGTAAAACTTCTTCTTCATCTTTTACATCGATTTCATCAATATCTTCTTCTTCAGGTACTTCATCATATAACTCTCTCCTACGAATTACTTTCTGTTTATCTACAATACCCCTATCAACTTGTAAAGCATTGTTAAAAGCAACTACAAGCGCTACTGCTAATGGGTCAAAAACAAATATAATGATTAAGATTAACCAGTTGATTATCCTATCCATACCATATCCAGTCAATCCACTTAGATATTGTAGTGGGCCAAGTTCTGATGCCCCCTCCAAGTTTGTATCTAAATCTAAAACTTTTAGCTGAATAGATTGTAGTGAGTCTGCTGCTACTTCTCTTTTTGACTGAACACTTTTACGATTCTCTTCTTCAACTTCAATACGCTTTTGTGAAATCCTAAGTTCGGAAGTAGAGATGGTTCGTCTAACGCCCCCAACCACCGAGGTGTCTCGTACTTCGATTTGTTGAGATTTAGCATTGGAAAGAGTAGAGATGTTATTAGATATTCTTTTAAGTTCCTCATCGTATCTTGCAACATCATCAGCGTAGAACTTTTCTTTTTGTTGTAAGAATGCTTTTTGTTTTTCATTTGCTGAGAATTGATTAAAGGTGTCTTGAAATGCTGATGTTAGGAATCCGTAGATACCAAGTGATGTAATTAATACTAATATAACAACACCAAAAGTTAAATACCATCTAAATACTTTATTTATCTTTTCCCAATAATTGTAAAGATAACCAGCAGTAATTAGTTTTGCTAACTCTAAAGAACTAGCCATTAGTATAACAGATAACGATGCTCCAGCAAATAGTTTAGATAAACCACTTACAGAAAAAAAGGCAGCGTTGAAAGCAACGAACAATGCCGATAATCCTAATAAGAATGTTCTGAATTTCATTACGAAATATCTACCAATTCTTTTACTTTTGTATTTAAATTGAGAATTTCTTTAGTAAGTCTAAGTGCCGTTTTAGGGTCTACTTGTTGACTTCCAGTAATTCCCTTTTCTAATAACTTAGCTCTACTTTCAATCCCTTCGATGTGGGAATATGCTTTTAGCTTTCTTGCTTCGTTCATAACTTATTATGTTTTATTTTACTTATATAAATATTAAATATATAAAAAAAGGGGAGATAAACTCCCCTTTCTATCTAATGTGATTAGTACTAATAAGAGATTTTGAGAGATTTTCGTTTCTTATCAGCTTTCTTATCAATTAGGAGAGTAAGTAGTCCGTTTTCAAACTTAGCTTCTGTTTTTGTTCCATCATAATCTTTACCTACTGTAAGGGTTAAGTCAATATCTGAAACAAATCTTGAAGAGTTTTCATCTTTTTTTGATACAATTCTTAGTTCTGTATCGGTAACATCAATTTTAATATCTTTGGGATTGTGTCCTGTAGTATTAATTGTAACTTGTTGTTTTCCGTTTTCTAAAACTGTTGCATCAAAATTACCATATGCATTTGTGTAGGATTTCCTACCTCTTCTGAAGATAGGTTCATTGAACATATCATCAAATAAATCATTAAAAGTTGTAATTGTCATCATAATTTTTTCTTTTTTTTATTTTAAACATTTACTTTTATTAGTACCAAATGCGTACCATTCCTAATTGTATGACATTTTGTCAGGTTTTATTAAAAACCACCTGACATTTTGTCATATATTCCATTCTGAACTCTATATTCTGAGTTTTCTTGTCTAGTACTCATACAATCAGCCCAATGCATAATGTATGGTAAATCTGTTTTTAGTTGGAAATCTTCATTATAAGATATCCAATATTTTTTACTTGCCTCATTATATAATCCATCAGCCATCATTATACCCAATTGTTCTTTTTGAGTATATGTGATTCCATATTTGTTAAGTAACCATAATGCTCTATCAGTTACATCAAAGTATTGTAACTTTGGATTGTGTGTAAAGAATTCTTTTTTATTCTTCTGATGCCACTCTGAAGTTTGTGGTATATAATATGGTTCTGTTCCATCTCCCAACTTACCTAAGTCGTGATGAAATGCTGCAAAGAATAGTTCTTCATCGGTAAAGTTTACATATCCTCCACCTTCTACAAATAGTTTTTTAATTTTATGTGCATTTCTAGCTACATTCATAACGTGGTCTATATAACCACCAACATAAGCATTGTGAAAGTTTAACTTACCACTAGCAGGAGCAACTGCTAATTCTTGTCCTAATTCTGAATCAGAATACATATGTAAGAGTTTTTCTAGTCGTTCACCCTTAAATACTTTTTTAAGAGCATCTATGAACTTATCATAGTTTTGTTGTATTTGTTCTGCTGTATAGTTTTTCATTGTTTATAAATTGATTTGCGTGTAAGTGTTTTATATAATACTTCTATTTCTTCTTCTGTTGTACACTGTCCTAATCCATTACAATCTAATAGTTGTACAACGAAGCAACCCTTTTCGATTCCTCTTATTTTATCTATATTTGTTGTAGATATAAGTTGTAATCCATATGGGTCTTTATTTTCTTTTGGTAAATTAAGAGTGTACTGATATATTTCTTCCATTTCATTATCAGTATCAAACTCTTTTTTCCAACCTTGCTTTTTAAATGTTTCTTCTGTTATTGGTGTTTGTGGAAATTGTACAGGTCCTCTCATTCTAAAATAAATTTTATAGTATCAGAAACTAAGTATTCTCTTATAGTTCCAGTTAGTATTAGTGTATCTCCAACCATTGTTTGAACCGGCCCTATAACATTATGTACAACACCATCAACTGCATATGATGCAGGATTAGCTGTCATTACTTCCCATTCGTTTTGAAGATACCAAGTTAAATTACTATCCCACTCCACCTTTATTGGTTCATCTGAAAGTGTGCTACCAACTGTACCTGTAATAGTGTGTATTGTTTGAAAAGAACTATCGTTAAGTTCTAATAAATAATACCCATTATTATCCATAGGTAATCTACCATCTAATTCTAATGTAGGTTGTATGATTAGTGGTTCATCATCGGTTGGAGTACAAGATGTTGTTAAGAAAAGCATTAGAGTGTAATATACTAATGCTATTTTTAAAAGTACATTTAAACTATCGAATTCTTTCATATCATTTGATTGGTTGGGTTTGTTAGTAATGCGTTTGTTGAATCAAAGGTTATGTTATCTAAAAGTGTTATGTTCCAACTTATTGATATTCTTTTTTTCTTATCTGACCTATAATCTAAACTACCATGTTTTAACCAAGATGGAAAAGATATAAACATTCCTTCTTTTGCGTTCATTAAAATTCGTGGTTTATACTTTGCTGTATTTGATTTATTATATTCGGGTCTTTCAGATTTACTTTCGATTCCTGAATGTGGTAATAGATTTACTAAGGTATCTATTGGTGATTGTATGATAAACTCACCACCGCTATTTTCATCAATTGATATATACATCACACCCGAAAATACATCTCTTTGGGTAGTAGAATCTAAATGGTCATGCAAGTCTTGAAACGCTCCTTTTCCACCAAGCGTTAACCAACAACCACTTATAAAAAAAGGTGAAAGTTTAAACCCAGCTTGAGAAAAGTAAGATACAGTATTTTGTATTATTAAATCTTTTAAATATTTTGGAAAAAAAGATTTCTCTTCTTCGCATAATATATTTGTTTCTGTATTACAATTCCAAGCTTTTAAATTAAATTCATTTCGATTATTTTTAATATAATCATTGATATCAGTTTGTAACTTTTTTAGAGTATCTGAATCTATGGTATTACTATAAATCGGTGTAGGAAATAAGTTGTTTATCATAGTAAGTAATCTAATATACTATCCCAATCAGGAAACTCATTTGGTTTGTTATCATTTTCCCAATCCAATCCGAATCTTAAAAGTTTACCTTTGAAATCACCAGCACCATTCTTCAATCTATCATCGATTAGGTAATCACCCATTAAGTGCCCTTTGGTGTGAGTGGTAACAATTTTTTTGTGGAATATATGAGGAAAGTAATCCTCTATCCAATATCTTTTATCAGTAAGTGATTGTGGGTTACCCCAAGGTGCTGAGGTAGCTATGAACATATCATACTTACCACTATTGTGTAATTTGTTAATAGCATCAATAGCCCCATCTATAGGAGGTGGGTTTCTAAAGATACCTGGTATGTGGTCAGGACAATCTTTAAACTTATCTTTTAGATGTGGATGTGTATCTAAGAATTTAGTGATAGCTTTGTTGAAATCAACCAACACACCATCCATATCTATATAAAGTATTTTTTTATTCAAATTTTTAGTTTTTGGATTAATATTATCACTCATTTACATAGTAAATATACGAAAAATATTTCAAATAACCAAGGATTTTATGATTTATTTTCAGATAAATGAGACCTAAATCCCATTACAGGAATGTGACCTGTTATTTCTACTTCTCTTTTTCTAATAAATTGTTTAGATACTTTAAGGGTATCCAAATCAGTTTCGTTTTTTACCCAATCCATAAACAGATAGGTTAACATTTTCTTTTTTATTGCTTTTATCATAATTTTAATTTTTATATTTAAGTTAACATCATTAATTCTTTATCGATGATTTGTAAATCAGTCATAGCAGATTGAAGTGAAAACCTTACATCATCAGATTTTGGGAAATCTTTTTTCATTTTTCGTAAAGTATCAATCTTATCTAAAGCAACTACCTTATCTTTTTGTAGTTGTTTGATTTTATCTTCTTTTATCTTTAACCAAGTCATAATATCTTAATTATTTACATAGTAAATATACGAAAAAAATATGATATATCCAAGGAAAAAGTAAATTATTTTACGAATAATTTTGTAATAATCTTAGCAGTTCATCTAATGCCTCATGTCTATGATTATCTAATAATGTAGTTGCATATACAAATTTAGATTCTTTAACCTTTGGTACTTCGTGTATAGCTGAATCGTTTGGAAACTTTAAATCAATCTGTTGTGGGTCTCCAGTGAGAATCATAGTTGAACCCTTTCCCAATCTACTCAACACCATTCCTACTTGTTGTTTAGTTAAATTTTGAAATTCATCTACAATTACACATGCGTTTTCAAATGTTCTTCCTCTAAAATGAGATAGTGAAACCAATTCTATGTTTTGTTGTGATTCCATTTTTTCTAATATAGCTGGTTTGTTATAAACCTTTCTCATATTAGAACGAATAGGAACTAACCAAGGTTCCATTTTTTCATCTAACGAACCAGGTAGATACCCATTATCTTCATTTGATACTGTTGGTCTTGTTATTATTATTTGGTTTATCTTACGAGTGAAAAACATATCTAATGCAATCTGTACTGCTAATAGTGTTTTACCACTACCAGCTTTACCCATAATAAAATTATATGGGTGATATAAAACTGCTGTCTTTGTACTCTTTTGTTCATCTGATAATGTGATATCAAATTTTATCTTACCCTTTGGTGGGTTCTTACTAATATTCTCTGCCATAATCCTCTATAAAGTTAAATTGTTCACATCCTAATTTATGTGAAATGTAAATGGAGGGTTTGTTCCATTTATCCATATAACCAAATAAGTTTTCATATTTTTGTAAAAAATAAGAAAAAAATTGAAAATATAACTGTAATCCAGTGTTTGGTGGTGGGTTTAGATTTTTTTGTATATAAGCTCCCCCAACATATACCGAATTATCTATTGGAAGTTTGTGTAGACTATCAATCCAATTGTAAGTAAACATTTCGGATGCCCACATCCATCCCAATGCTTTGTTAAAGTCTTTATGAAATAATAAAAATAATGATGATGTGTTTAATCTTTCTAAGCAGATATCTAATACAGGTTTACCTTTCCATTCGGGTAAATTCTTATCTATAGATTTACAAAGGAATTTAAGATGGGATATATTATCCCTAATGTGAAGTGGGTTGTTCTTATCTATTACTTTGAAATAAAACGATGAATCTCTTTCGGTATTACGAGCTTCAAACTTATCTCTATGCAATCGCATTTCATAAAACTGCTCTTTATCCATACAAACCTATTTGATATAAATATGAATTTAGGTATGTTTAGCCTTGAAATAGGTAATAAAATTATTGAGTATGTTTGTTACTTTAGTTTGTTCATCAGAACTCAAAACTTGTTTTGTTTGAGAAATATCAAATGCTATTTTTTTATATATCGGTGGTTTATTTGTATTTGCCATTTTATTTGTTATGTACTATTATTCCGTTTGCTATATATGAATGTATCTTATCAACACTAATGTTGTAAACTACTTCATCAGGATTTGACCTTACTATTTTTATTTCTGCTATCTCTTCCCACAATCCATTAACATTAATAGAGTCTCCAACTTTAAGTTCTTTTGCTGGTGATTCTGATTTATATGGTTCTTGTGATAAATCAGGTACTAATGATTTCCATCCTTCTTTTGTAAGGAATGGGTGTTCTGGTGTGAACTCTATTCCCGTATCATTGATTGTATATAATGATGGTTCATCACCTAATTTTTTACATGCTTCCCAGTGTGAATCAACTGTATGTTTGTTGTTAGTTGCGGTTACCAATGAAGCTTCTAATATTTCACCATTCCATCCCATTACTTCATCTCCCTCAACTATATCTTCAATATTTTTAGTATCACCATTTGATAATAGGATTTGTGTACCAGCTGCAAAACAACATGGTGGTACAAATCTGTTGTGTGCTAAAAAGTCGTTTGCGTAGAAGTTATGATTATCTGCAACTTTTTTTAGATTATATACTGTTTCTTTTTCTTCCTCTTCTATTATATCCTCAATGGTTACACCATATCCATCTATATGTAATACCTCATCACCTAACAATACTTGCTCTACATCTAAACCACTATCATCTTTTGTTTGGATAGGTTGATAAGAAGAGTATCCCTTTCCTACTACAAATAGTGGATGGTCAGGTGTAGCAGTAAGTTTTGTTCCATTTTCAAATACATAAGTAACAACATATTCATTATCTTTTCTCATAACTTCCAACACATCTTTCCATTCTGCAGAGTCATTATCGTGATTGTATGTTACTACTTTATCACCAACTATCACATCTTCTATTTTCTTTTTACCATCTTCGGTGTGAATCATTGTACCAGCAACAAAGCATGGTGCGTTGTGAACGATAACTGGCTTTGATGCGCTAACAAAGTATGTATCCGTTGTTTCAACATCAATTCTAAAGAGTGAATAGTCTGATGAATCTAATACAACATAAGCTGATTGAGATACGGATGTTAGTGAACCACTGTGGTCAACAAAATAATGGTCTGATGCTGTTATTTGATTTGCTCTTCTAAACATCATCTGATTTGAAGATGACTCATATATTAAGAAAACCTTATTGATACCACAATAAATTGTTTCTCCGTTTGGTAAAGTTTTTTCTATTATGTTAAAATAATCTAATGAAGAAGATTGCATTGCTTCTATAATAGATGATGTAACTTCAGAACCTATTGGGAAATCAACCCCATCATTTGACCAACTGTGAAATATGTTTACATCATCAGTATCAGGAGAACCACTTATAAAGAATGATTTTACATCATCGTTTACACTAAGAGATGGTAGTTCTGCGAATGAGTTATCTATATTTTGAATTTTTTCAGAACTAAGAATACCATCCAACTTATTATGTCTCATAAAGTTAGTTGTATATTCAAAGTAATGTTGTTTACCAATTTCAATTACATTGTTGGTTGAACTACCACTTAATGCATTTGGCATTTCTATAACACTTTGGATTTTATAACTTCCAAATTTTATATAATCAATATTACTTCCATATACTATTCCAAACTGTCTTATGGAATCTACTCTATTTTGAGAATCCCAGTTAGGTGATATGTGATACTTTTCAACATAATCTACAGAAGTATCTAACTCACTAGCAATATAATCACTCCAAACTTGGTTTGATGATGATACATCTAAGTTATCGAACTTAATAAAGTCAATAGATAATCCACTACCATCAGCTACTTTTTTTCTTACTAAATCAGGAAATCTATTATTATCATTTAACGAGCTTGTCATTTCATTAATAACTCCCGTACTTCCACTTAAAAAGAATTCTGGTACAGAATCTTTATCATTATTTTCTTGAAACAAACTTAATACATTAGTTCTGATTTTACAATATGTAGAATCGAATAATGCGTTTTCATCATATGCTAATCTTAAAATAAATTTATCATCAGCATCTGCTATAGCAGTTGGATAAATAGTATCTTGCGCTTCTTGTGTTTTTTCGAAGCTTGTTATAAAAGTAGCATCTGTACTAATTTTATTTTCTAACCAATCTATAAAGTTGAGGTGTATGTTTTTGTAGATTGCATGAATCGTAGTAATATTGTTTGATTGTAATAAGTTTATAAACTCGGTTAAATCAAAGTAAGTATCTAATGTATCTGTAATACAGGCCGTATCTGTATTCATCTCCATCAATCTTAGATTGTTACTTTCATCTACAAGAAAGTCTGCTGAAAAAAAAGTGCCCTTCATTTTGTTACCCTATAATATTTTATTATAAATATGTATTTAAATTGTTTTTGTTATAATTTTCCCTCTTCACGCAATTGTTTTCTGATATTTGTTGCTGATATTTCTTTAATATCTTTTGGTGGTTCGTGCTCTATAATATCATATCCAACTCCTCTTCCGTAGTTTACAGACTCGATATCGGGTATTATTGAAACCATAACTTTACCATCTTCTATTAATGGTTTTAATTCTTTTTGTAAATTTTGTAAAACTTCAAATGATGACCAAGGTTGATTATCTGTTTTTTTTACATCTCTAATTGCAACCCAAACATATTTACCTTCTTTTAATCGTTGATTGATTAACCATAGATGCCCCTCATGCCAAGGTTGCCATCTACCTATAAACATAGACCATTGTTTCATATAAGTGTTTGTTGAATTATTTTTTTTCTTTTTTTCTGTCGTATTTTACCAGCTAATAAATCTCTTACTTTTGCACATTCTAAGTACTCTTCTTTTTCTAAGAAAAATTTCATAGATTCTCTTAGTACAGATTTGTATTCAGATTTATCAACAAAACAAACTTTATCTTTACCTAATCTTAAAATAGTAACACCTTCTTTTTTTAATAACATAGCTTGGTGTATTATAGATACTACATCTTTATAAACAGGCAATCCATAATCATCCATCCACATAGATATCAATCCATGATAGCCATACATTAAATACTTTTTCCAATATAGATTGTGAATAGGTATCAGTTCCATATCTATAAATATACTACTGAACCTTTTCCTTCCAAAGAACTTGTACTAAAACAATCAAAAAACATAAAATTAATTGAACAAATATTTTTGATGTTACTGGTTGTTTAAAAAAGTATGCGGTTAACAAAGCATATGATATGATTCCTAATATAAATCCTATAAATCTATTTGGCCACAAATCACCACCAAAAGCAGTAACTCCAAAGTATGTACCTTTTAAAAATAAATAAGTAATCGGTACTGCTACAACATACCATCCCCACCATTCGGGTTTATATTTTGGATTAATAAATTGCCAATTATGTTGAAACCAAACTGCTATTTGTGCAGTTGATATTAATATAATTGCATAAAATAAATGTAACCAGTTAAACTTTTCCATAGTATTTTTTTAATTCGTTGTGTATGTGTTCAGCTATTTTTATATGTCCAAAGTAGCCAGGATGATAATCTGTATCACCTATGTGTTTTTCTAACTCTCCTCCAATGTGATATTTCTTTTCTTTCCAATACCAATGTACTATACAATCACCACCATCCCACTTTAAAACTCTATCATCAATATCTAATCTTTCATATATTTTATTATAGTAGTTCTCAGCATATCCTCTGATAGCTTGATTTACAATAAAGAATTCACATCCTAATTGTTTTAATAATGAAAAGAATCCAATAAAATAGTTTGCTTCTTTGTTATAATGATGTTTATCATTTACAAAATATTTAAAATAGCTTTCCAGTTCATCTTTGATTTTTGCCCTATCATTAATATCATCGGTACAATCTTTGGGGTCTATACAGTTTGAGGTTACAACATTGAATAATCTATCTAATCTATTTGAATATAATTCATCTCTATATCCAGAGGTTGTTTCAATTATAAATAAAGTATCATCTATAGTGTCTAAATTTTTATTTATATATTCCATACACATTCGCATAGCTCTTAATGAAGAACCCCCACCTCTACTCTCATCAATCAACTCTACATTTAATATATTTGCTAAACGATTTGGCCAATTGATTGATATTCTACTATCTAATGATTCTTCATCACCCTTCACTTCCCAAGCTTCAACATCATAAAATCTTTTGTAGATATCAAAGTATCTACTATGACATAAAGGCCAGCCGTGAGTAATACTACTTCCATTTGTATATAACCTTTTAAATTTTTTCACTAATTAGTTTTATGATTGTCTCCACCTAATTTTTGGTGGTTTGTTTGCTGATGCTATTACCGCATCCATATCTAGCCTAGCAGCTACTGCGGTTCTATCATCATATCTATATCCATATGGTCTTGGTTGTTCTAAGGCAGCTGTTTTTCTACAAACCCAATCTATAGTATCTAAAATTTCACTTAAAGTATCTATTTGATTTGATGGTGGATTGAATGAATAATCCTCTTCTGTTTTAAATAAACCTTTAGCTACATATGGTTTAATTCTTGCTGTATCTATTCTTATAACAGGTACACTGTTTATATAGTAAGTATTTCCTTCAGCTTCTGCGCTTTTGATTTTTGCTGATTGTTGTGCAGATGTGTAATATTTTCCATCCAATCGTAAAATAAAATCTATATTAAGCTCACTCCTAACTTCTGCTCTTCTAAGAAAACTTTGTGTCTGAATGGCTTCTCTGTTTGGTGAAATATGACCCATAACCCTAGATGCATATCCTCCTCTTAAATAGTAGGATGAGATATTTGTACCTGCTGCATCTTTTACAGATGAATCTGTAGCTGGATATTGATTCCCATAGTTTTCTAATCGTTTATATGGTTGAGTAATAATTCCACTTAAATCTACTTTGGGTGGTCTTGGTGGTATTCTAACTGGCGGTCTGTTAACCTGTGGTGGTTTTACTGGAGCTGGTGTAGTTGTGGGTGGAGGTGTAGTATCAGCTGTAGTATCAGATGGAGGTGTAGTTACTGGTATTAATAGTTTACTCCTTCTTTTTCTACGCCTTAAACCTGCGAACCCTCTTCCTTTATGTTTAGCCCCAGTCATTGGTGTACCATCTGGCATAATATGGTAATCGCCTACATATGGAGTTCCATCTTCTAAGGTAAATTCCCCACCATTTGTTGTTTGATTATTTAAGGATTTGTTAGAAGCACCTCTGTTTCTTACCCTTTGCTGTCTTTGTCTTTTTGAAAGAGCTGAACGATTTCTTTTGTTTCTTCTTGCCATACCTATAAATATAAAAATTATAGATTATCCTCTACAAGTTCAGTATAAGCTTGTTGATAAGCATCTATTCTTCTTATTTGTGGGTCTGTTCCCATAATTTCAAGTGCCTTATCCATAACTTCCCTCTTCATATTTACCGAGTGAGATTCGTATAGAATTTCTTCTATTTGTTTTTCTTCAGTCATCTTACTTATCAGTCAATTGTTGTTGTAATTTTTGGATAATCAAAGTAACATCTTTTTTTTGTGGCTTAGTTTTTAGCTCAAGTATTTTACTTACGATTTCCTTTTGTGTTGAGTTTTTAATAAATTGTTCTATATCCATTATATTATTGAGAATTCATCATACCATTGAACAGAGACTCCAGCTTCATCAAACATTTCCATACTTCTTTCAGCTGAATCTATCCATTTCTGAGATTTTGCTCCACCTCCTCGTGCTACAAATATTCTTACAATCCCAGCATTAATAATTCCTCTTGCACAATCAGCGCAGGGAACTCCACAAGTTAGGTACATAGTACATCCCTTAGTGGAAACGCCGATACGAGCAGCATTATAAATTGCGTTTCGTTCAGCGTGTTCAAACCAAAAGTATTTTTCTGGTCTTTCTTGTCTTTCTTTTTTAAAATCGTTTATACCTCTTGGAAAAGAGTTATAGCCCGTTGATACAATTTCTTTATCTTTACCAACAATAACGGCACCAATTTGGGTTCTATCATCTTTCGATTTTCGTGATACAGTTTCTGCTATACTTCTAAAATAGTCTGTCCAACCCATATACATATAAATATTTAAACTAAAGTTTTTTTATTTATCATCATATCTTCTGTAGTAATCCAACTAACTAAAACAAATCGTTCACCCTTTGTGAGTTCAGTAACTTCATGTAATTTACCCGAATCAAATAGTATTAGGTTTCCAATTGCTTTTGATGTTAATTTATTATCAACATATAACTCAGCTCCATCGTACTTTACACTATTTGTTAATTGTATGATAAGGGTTAGTTTTCTATGTTCCAACCCCCTACCTCTATCTCTATGTTTTTTAAAATAACTACCCTTTGTGTATTTTAAAACTTTTGTTTTATCGGGTAAGTTTTTTATATTATACTCTTTTAATTTAGGTAAAATAATAGATTTTACTTTTTCTAAATCAGTAAAGTATGCTTCTTCTGATACTCTTGAGTGTTCGTTAATTTGTCCTGTATTTGTTTTATAATCAAATATCATAGATGGGTTAAATGTATCACACAAACTAATAATGTATTCACATTCATCATTATTTAATATAATTTTTTCTTTAAACATATTCCCAATTTGCTTCTTCGATTTCTACACAAAACCAATAATTTCCCTCTCTTGCTAATTTAAATGCAGTATCACATCCTAACCACTCTTTTACTAATCTTACATCCTTTATTCTATGAATAGGTATGATTGCATGAACAACATATGGTGTGTTGTTAATGTAGTGTATGGGTCTTTTGTATGATGGGTAAATCATTGTTTTGTAGCCCGTAGGAGAATCGAACTCCTGTTACAAGGATGAAAACCTTGCGTCCTAACCACTAGACGAACGGGCCAATATTGTGGAGGATATCGGAGTCGAACCGATGACCTCTTCGGTGCAAGCGAAGCGCTCTAGCCAGCTGAGCTAATCCCCCATATCTTTATTTTTGTGTTTGGTTTTACGGGTATAATCCTTTTTACTCTTAACAACCTTTTCTGTCATCTTCTTTCCAATATGATGTGTTAATTCACCCCACGACATCGTAGAGTCCCAAGTCAACTTCTCTTGATATCGGTTCGTTTTCTTCTGTTTCTTCATCTCTAATTAACTCCATTTCTAATGGTAATCTATTTCTACCATATTGTTCAATTGTCCATTCTGGTGTTCTATCCGTTATAAACTCTATAACTTTCGGAGCTTCGTTTTGCTCCTTTATTAAAAATACTAATTTTTTCATATTAATCTATCGTTATATATCAACATTGTACCTAAGTTATAAGTAGGTATATCTGATTTTAAATTATGTTTTTTACAAATTTCGTTTTTTATTCTTCTTTGTAATCGTGGTGAATTACCAGTAATTACCTTTAGCTCAAACAGATTTGTTTTAAGTGATTCTTCTAATACCGCATCTTCTACATAGATTATAGCATCAGAGTGTAACATACCATGCACATCAATCTCTTTCATTAATCAAACCATTGTGACCTGTGGGTCTTTATGTTCTTAACTCCCATACTACCACTCTTTAACATATGGTGTTTTTTATCAATCCACTCTTTATGCTTTTCTTCATCAAATGATTCTGCATCATTCTTCTCACCTTGCTTTTGAAGTTTCTTTATTTCTTCAGTAGTTAGTGATTCTCCAGTAGATTCCATTTTAGCTTGTGATGCAAATCGTTTTAAATGATATGCATCCAATGGTTTACTGAATTGCTTTAGGTATGCTGTTTTGGAATCTAAATATTCTAAGAACTTATCGAAATCCTCTTCAGCTATTTTATCTAATTCTTCATCAGATAAAGGGTTGTTTGGGTCATATACTAATTCATTCATATTACAAATATACAAAAAATTATTGAATTATCCAAATTATAATTGAATATTTTTTCTTGCGGCTCCAATCATTTCATTAAACATATGTACAGATATTGATTGTATTCCAGGTAATCTCTGAACTTTGTTTAAACTTCTTTCGTTCCAATCATCAACATAGAATACATAATTTTCATAACCTTCGTTATATAACATACTAAGATTTTTTTCGTACCATTGTTGAGATAGTTTACCATCTCTATGTTTACTTATAAATAATTGCTTACCATAAACATCAGGTCTTATATCATAGTACCAATGGATACCCATAGGTTCATCATTTTGATAATATACATAACACCACATATTGTTTTCAAATCGTATCTTAGCATCATTGATATCATACATACCATCATAATTCAATTCATCTTTAGCTTTATTAATTATTGCTTCCACATCGTTATTAACCAATATGTGTTTCTTTACATCAGAATCATTTGTGGGTACTTGAGCTAAGTTTACTTTAAAGTATTTCATCTAAATGTTTATTATCTAAGTGTATTATATTACCCAAGTGTAGTTCCCATCTATCTGTAATTTGTACATCTGTACATTCAACAACCATATGTGTTGGGTTTTTGTGATAAGCGTATTGAAAATAAATCAACTTAATATCCTTTCCGTGCAATCTACGATTCCAATAATCGGTTCTATCTCTATATTCAATTTTTTTAGAACCATCCATAATTCGTTGAAACGGGTCTTTCATTAGAACTAAGTGTAATACTTCCTTACCTTCCCAAATCATTTATTTAACTTTATTAATTCGTTTCCAATAAATTCATATTGAGAATCGTTAACCCAACCAAATACTTGTTCTATTTTACCATGCATATCAGGCATTGTTTCTTCCCACTTCCACACTATTTTATCATATTTATCATCATACCAATCACTAAATACATCCTTTACTAATCGTAAGTGAATTGGTATAGTGTAGTGTCCATCAGGTATACCGATAGCATTTTCAGATGATTTTATGTAGTATGTTCCTCTGTTCCCATATGATTCACTAATACCACCTAATGTTACTTTAGAATCTAAATGGTACTGAATCTCATCGGAATCTTTTATTTCAAATGCGGAAAAGATTTTATAGTTTACATTATCGGTATTGTTTAAAATTTGTTTAATACAATTGAGTATAGTAATTGTGTTTTCGTTTCCACCTAAATCATTAAGGTAGTGTTGAAAATCTTTAGTGTGGTACTTATCATCTAACATACTTCCCAATGAAATCCAAGATGGTTCTGGAGCAGCTATATCTTCAATGATATCATATCGATGGTTACAACTAAGAGCGATAGCCACATAATCATCCTTTGTAAATTTAAAGTGTTGGTTAGCTCTCATTATTTGGTTAAGAATCCTAAAGTTTCCAGTGCCAGGTTTACCGAAATTATAGAACTCATCACATCCTAATGATAGAATATGTGCCCAAGTAGGCCAGAAATGTTTAGTGTGTGAACAACCAAAGGTAAATAATCTTTTCATTTAATTTATGTTTTTAGAATTTCTCTCTATATATACTTGACTACTTGACTACTTGACAGCAAAAATAGACACTGACAACTGACAAGCAGACAACTGACAACTAACGAAATTTCTCTTTCCATCGGTTCAAAAGTCTTTTATACAATCTTTCATCATCAAACACCTTATAGAATTGTTCGATATACCTCCTACAAGGAATAACTTGGGAAACCGAATCACAACTATCGATTACCCTTTTTGCCTTAAAATACACAATCTCTTTCATAGTCGAAAATTTAAAATTTTTTTATCTCTTTAATATTGATAGTTCTAGCACTATTTATTTTTATCATCATCTATAGGGAACATTTCCATAATAACAATACCTGCGAATGCTAACACCACTAATATCGTTACTCCCTCTACTATTACATCCATACTTATAATTATTAATATATGTTAAACTTACAACAACGATGGGATAGAGTTAACAATACTACCCACATTATCTATACTGATGATTTCACTGTTCATAAGGTTGGTTATATCCAATCGTTGAAAGACTGTGTGTTGGTTCATACTGAGGGGAATCATACTTTTATAGATACCGATTGTTTTACATTGAATGAGATATATCACGCTGAGTTAGGGGTAGATACTATTCGTACCGAGCTTGAACTCACTTAACTTTATATTTCTTCTTATATGATTCTAAGAAGGTTGGTCCTACTCCTATAGCTAATATTTCTGCATCTAAAGGTATAACGGGCTTTCTAGCTCTACTATTAACAATCCTATCGACATGATAGGGAAATACCTCTACCCTAACCTTTCGACATCCCTTTGGTAGATATGCTACCGTTGTTTCTTTTCCATCCATTTTATCTAAAGTTTTCCATATCGTACATCTCTTGCAATTTGTACTTTATTTCTTTTGGTATCCTAATAAAGAACACTCTTAACCATATGTAAGATTTTCTTAACATAGTTCACATTCGGGCATAAACCACCATATTAACAATATGAGAATAATAGCAACTATTGTTACTAATACCCTAATTGGTTTATTTTGTTTTTCTTTCCAACTTCTCATTTTCAATCCCCACTTAACTCCAATCCCAGCTGCCCAATCCATAGCTCTACCTACCCAATCAAATGGTGGTACTTTTAAAAGTGTTACTAATGCTATGAGGAATCCTGTAAAGTATTCTCCTCCCATAATCAATCCAAGTGATGCTGCTAAAAAGTACCAACCTATGTATCTTTGTAAGTGTTGTTTCATTATCTTTTTATTATATCTAATCTTTTTCTTTCGTTTAATATGTATTCATTATAATAAGGGTATTGTTCAGACATACCAAATTGATGCCACATTTCGGGACTTCTATGTAATATAAGAAATGCATTCATCCCCCATTTATAATATAAGTTTTTCATTCTATCCTTTAGAATGTTAGGAGCTATGTCTAAACATTCGATATCTCCTAAAGATTCATTTGGAGGTCTGAGTTGTACTCCACTCTTTTTTATATCTTTTTGATTACTTACACCTTTTGTGTAATTTGGCAATCCTTTAGATTCAGATTGAAAAAACTCTTTTAGTATTTTTGCTTTACCAACTATAAGTAAATCATTCATCCAAGTTTTTAATTTAGAACTACCATCTTCATTATAAAGACCATCTTTAGTTGTCTCACCTTGCACATTATCAAACCATCTGTAAACAACATTATCGGTAACTAAATCAAAATCAACCATATCCAATCTAGCTTCAACATCCGTTCTTTGTAGTATTACATTATCATATTGATTTACATCTATTTCATCGAATACACTTTTACAATGATATATTATACAATTTTCGTGTCTTTGTAAGTTACCATAGTATGGATTAGTTACTTTGAAAAGAAAATTGATTTTTTCATATTTTTGCATTATATCCGATGCGTTTAGTTCTTCACCATTAGAACTATCCCAAGTCGATACAAAAACATCATAGTTATCTAACCATCCATATTTTTCATATAGTTGTATAATGGTTTCGAAACATCTAAGTTCCCCATAAAAAACCAATAAGTTTTTCATTTAAATACTAAGGTGAGAGAGTTTTTCTTTTAATCGTTTCATATGTTTGCAAGGTGAATGAGGTCTAAACTGCCTAGCCATACACTCACAATCATCTATTTTGTAATCGGTTACTCTTACATTGTAGTAAGATAGTTTTTGGGTTTTTTTATTTCGAGAACCCATTTCTCTATAATACCAACTATCCATTTTCTGCTAATAACATTTCAGCAGTTTCCATATCTACCCAACCATCTCCATAGTCTAAGATATCACCGATATACACTAATCCTTCGTGTTCTTCGGTTTGTTCGTATTCAAATATTGCACCAGGTATACACATAATTTTTATTTTATTTATTTACATAGTAAATATACGAAAAAAAATTGATATATCCAAGGAAAATTGTAATTATTTTTGTATTTTATTAACAATCCAATCGCATAGTTTTTGATTTGCTTCTGTACTTTTATGGGTATCATCTATCTGAGGAAATAAATCTTTTATGGTTGGTTCAGACCAATCCCCAAAATGTGGTAATAATCTATCGTGCTTTGGTAATTTAAACTGAGGTGTTGCTAAAAACATACCATAGATATTTGATTTTCCTAATTTATGTAGAATATCTGTTATGGTACAAAAGTATTGTATAATAAAATAATTTGTTTGTTCCCCAAATTTTTGTGTATAATCTAATAAAAGTGTTTTATCTTCAATATTTGGTAACTCATTTCCATGTCCTGATATGACTCCATACTTAGAATATGATTGGAATTGTTGTTTTAAGAAGTTTTCTGATAGTAGTGATTTCCAATTTATCCATTTGTTATCTTCTATATGTAAAATCATATTTGAAAAAAATCCAAATTGATATATTACCAAAGGATTTTCTAATGATAATATGTAAGGAATTTTATCAATTAATGTTTGTAGTGTAAAAACCATTGGCATACCAGGTTCTCCGAAGGTTTCCCACTTACATTTATAATGCTCACCTAATAGTTGTGGGTATGATTTAAATTCATATCCAACCTTTTTAAATTCAGAATCAAATTGAGAAAGCTGCTCAACTTCGTTTGTATATGAATCTCCTATACAAATAACATTTGAATACATAATCTTTATAATATAATTAACTTAAATATAAAATACCATATCTCTATTTAAGAGCTAAAAGTACAATATAATATTAACTTTAATAATAAATATGAGGGTAGTGAGAGATTCGAACTCCCGTATATGGATTTGCAATCCACCACCTCACCACTCGGTCAACTACCCAATTGTTAATATTTGGAAAGGGTCAATTATTGCGTTATTCCAATCTTTACTGATTGGTAGGAATGTAGGAGCACTTATACCAATACATCCATTTAAATCAAGATCAGGCATAGCATCATATTTACCAATACTTGTTACTATTCCTGGTAGTATTCTACCATATTTATCTTTCCAAGTTATTTTATCGTTTATTTTTACTTTCATACTTTTAAGTGTTATTAGTTATTTACATAGTAAATATACGAAAAAAAAATGAGAATTCCAAGGTATTTCTTTATTATTTTTATAGTAAAGGTTTACTACCTGATTGAAGTAATCGTTTGGTTGGGGATAGTTTTTTTTTAATTGTGTTTAGCTCTATGATATTATCTAAATATAAACATAGTGTTTCTAAGCTTTTTGTTTGAGTGTTCTTATTAGTAGAATATAAATCCTCATAATAAAAGATAGGTAGGTTTAATAACTCAGAGGTTTGTTTTAAAAGTTCTTTGGATTCAATAAATAAATCATATTCTCCTGCATTTCTCATTTCTAAATCAAATCCTTCAGGTATATCTTCTTTGTACCACTTTTTAAATGGTGTAAAGTTATTCCAATTATCACCATATTTGCTGAGGTGTGGATTAAAGTTATTAGGATTTATATGGTTTAGTCTAAGTAGGTTTAGCATACTAAACCAGTGTTCCTCTGTATTTCTTCTATCTAATAGGATAATCTTATCAAAGTATGTTGAAAAGTCACTTATGAAGTTTTTGTGTTGTTCTAATTTTGAAATTCTTTTGTACTCAAAGATTAGGGGTATTTGACCTACAATGGATTTGACACAACAAGTATCGGTTGCGGAAAGTTCTTCCAACGGATAATCCATTGGTCTTTCATTCACCTTTACTTTGTTTGATTGTATCCTATGAGTAGCTTGCTCATCACGAATTAAAAATGGTTCGTTTATTCTCCACCTGATATTATCTTTCCCTAAAGCTAGTAATAGTGATGTGGTGCCAGAACGAGCCGTACCCAATATGAGTATTCGCAATTTAACTTAATCCAGACCAGTTCGCTATTCTGATGTGTGGTGCATCTGTACCACTATTTTCAGTTTCTAATTGAGACATCAAACTTGCGCTACTTGCTGAAGATGTAAATGCATACATCCAAACTAAATCACCATTAGGTAATGTAGTTCTACCTACTTCATCAATTCCACCAGCTGAACCTGAGTGTTGAGAAGCTGAATATTCTGTATCAGTCCAAGTAAAATCAACTGTACCATCTAGCTTTAATATTTCGTGTGCCATAATTTATTTCCTTTCGATATTTATAAATATAAAAATGTTATAACTAACTATAAATATGAGTTACAAATATATTCGTACATTTGGTACATCTTACACCGAAGGTGGTGGATTTCATTATTGGGTTAATAAAAGAATAAAGATTCTTTATAATAAACTCAGACCAATGGTTGATAATTCAATGTTTGAATTCAGTTGGCCTTCCTTTCTACAAAAAAAAGTAACACCCAAAGTAATTAATCACGCAAAAAGTGGACATGGTAATGATAGAATCTTTAGGGAAGTTTATAAGGTTGTGGAATCAGATGAGTTTAAACCTTCAGAAAATCTATTTCTATTCGAACTATCTGCTTTAGGTAGAGATGAGTTCTATTCTAAAGAGATAGGTGAGTGGGGAGTTTTAAATTATAAAATGGATTGGAACAATCATTCACCCACAAGAGAGGGTTTTGGTATGGGGTTTAATTATTATAATCAAATACATTTAGGTTCTGAGTGGATTGACAAACATTTACCTATGTTTGAAACTCTTATAATGGAAACTATCGATGCAGATGTTCATCTTCAAACTATGATACGAAAGTTAAAAATGTTTTTTTGTTATTGTGATGCTGCTAATCTTAATTGGTATATTGTAGCCGATGAAACAATGCTTATAGCTAGACCTGAATTAAGAAAATGGATACATAGGTTTTTAGGCGATAAGGATTATAAAGGAATTTTTGAATCAGCTGGTGAAACAATAACAGATGAAACGGCTGGGCACTTTGCGGATGGTCATTTCGGAATGCATGCTAATCAAACTATTGGATTGTATGTAGCTGAAAGATTGAATGAATATGGAGAGGTCGGTAAATTATTAGAATACGATATCTTAGATAAGGATGATATCAAAAAAACAATATTAGAAAACGCTAAAAACTTAAAGGTTAAATACGAAAAGGATTTAATATGAAAATATTTGTATTTGGTGATTCTTTCTCTGAACCATATGGTACACCACAATTTAGGAACTCACATTGGTCTAATCAATTAAAGTTAGTATTGGAGTGTGAGATAGTAATGGGCGCTAAGGTTGGAAGTACTAATGAAAACATACTACATCAGTTAATCAGACATTTTGGTGATATAACAAAAGATGATATTGTTATTTTAAATTTAAGTGGACAGGGTAGAATGAATTTGGGGCCGGATTCTGATATGGTTTGGTTTAGAGATAGAGATGTTGGTGTTGAAAGAGACACTAACAGATTTAGAGAAATAAAAATTGATATTGTTCGTGAGTGGTATAATACATACTACTTGCCAACTATAGTAAAGGATGACCCTTATATTAATGCAATAATCGATTTATGTAATGATTTATCTAAAAGAACAAAGGATGTTATCTTATGGAATTTATCTCAATTGGGGTTTGATGATATTAATACTGATGAGAATGATAATGTAAGTACATCTCCTCAGATACAATATAGTGATTTGTGGACTAAATCTTCTAAAGGTGGTAAGGTAGGTTGGGCAAACCATTTAAAGAATAAGGATTTAACTATATCTAAAAGAGATGGTCATCCCAATGAAGAAGGTTATCGTTATATAGCTAATGAATTTTTAGAAAGAATTGATAATACTAAAACTCTACTCCCCTTCGTTCCAACTCTCTTTTAATTACATTTTTCTTCTTAGGGGTCGTTTTATATAATTTTAAGAGTTCTTCTGTTTTAGCGCCACTAACAGTGTAATGCTTCCATATCCACTTATTAGTCATTCTTCCATTAGAATCCCTCTTATATTCTTTAGTACTTGGTTTTAGTTTTATACCCATTGTGTGTATAAGTATATATTAACTACTCCATAAGACTTAGTTTAAAGAAGAAATCGATTCGCATTGGGTACAACTGATAATACTACTATAAGGGATATACATAGTACAGATAAGAAAGAAGCTAAAACAAAAGAGTATAAACCCTTCACTTTAACCAACTAATAAGTATATTAATGGATATCAACACATTAGTAATAACACCCTGTAGAATAAGGATTGTACGAAACCTTGCTATAGCATCGGCTTCGGAATCGGATTCCCCTTGCTTCTCACCTAATGATTGAGCCCATAATCTCCATAATCGCTTCATAATACAAATAAATAGTTGGATTAAAAAAATTTATAACCCCTTACTCAAAGAATTTTAGCTATTATGATAGATGAGGCTACTCAGCACCTACCTTTGGGTAGGATACCCTATTTTTTCTATACGAGAAAAAACCCGGCTCCGCATGAAAATCCACCCGAGCCCGGCGTGGCATAAGCGCTTTTCCTTAGTTACAAGAAACCTGTCTAGCCATAGGGGGAGTTGTGTGCTATGTGTACTAAGGGTTATTTAGCGCTTTTTATTCTTGCTTATTCTGTATGTGTATATAGGTAGTATTAGTATTATGTGTACCGAGCTCCGTTTTTGTGGTG